TTAAGGTTTAAGGTTTAAGGTTTAATCTAAACCATCAATAGGAAGAGGAACTTTAAAGTCTCCTCTTTGCTCATAACTACGTACAATTTTATTAATAGCTCTTATCGCTTCACCGTGCTCATCATATAGATATATTGTGGGATAACCAATTTCGTCTTTATATGTTAAAACTTCATAGTCTTGGTCTTTAAATTTCTTCCCAAAAAATGGAATACTTTCTTTCCAGAAACCTGATATTTTAATTTCAATAGCATATTTTGTAGAGTATTCGGTAGGAGAATACATAACAACTTTAGCTTTTATCTTATTCATTAATAAGTCTTACCGACCGATCAGAAAATACATCATATTGAATACCTTCTGGTGTAGTTAATACTTTCTTTTTATAATCACATTCAGCAATAATTTCATAATTAGCTACAGTTTCTTTTGCAGCTTTTGAAGCAAATGCATCACCTTTATGTTTATACATATTATATGCAGCTTCATAACTTAATCTTGAATCTTTCTTATCCATCATAAACAACACATTTTTATAACCGTTATACTCTTTACAATTTACTAAATATCTTTTCATCTTTTATCCTTCATCCTTCTTTTTAGAGCCTTCACTCTTTATATACTATATTATACCATAACTTAGATTAGTTCTAGGTTAACTATTTGAACTAATCTAATATAAGTCTCATCTTTTAATTTTCTTGTTCTACGAACGCCATCATTTTCAATAGCATATTGTAATACATTACGTACTTCTAACCAATTTGTAATCTTAGTATGTGACTTAATTGATTTAACAAGTAATTCCCATGATACTTCGTTATTAGCATCAAACACTTCTGTAATAATCTCATAAATTCTATTTGCTTTTGCTTTTGTCATCTCTCATCCTCTATATACTATATTATACCATGTTTAACATTAAATAGAGTTTAAAACACCTTAAGTTTTAAAAGAATTTGCAAATTTTAATATTATTTTAATGTAAACTCTGTATAATAAGTAAAAGGAAAAGTATGGCATTATGCGAAATGAATATACAAGATAATATTAATATAGATTTAAACGTTACAAGTTCTTGTAACCTGGCATGTACATATTGTTTAGAAAATGATGCAGCTCTTGAAAAACAAGGGTGTAATTTAAGTACATTTTATATGAAAAATACAGAAGTATCTGTAGAAACACTGATAGAAAAACTTAATACTGATAGTTCAAAGACTAAAAAAATTAATTTCTGGGGCGGCGAACCTTTCTTAAACTGGAATTTCTGTAATGCGGTTTTACAAGCATATAAAGATGATGAAGCATTTTCATTTTTCTTTTATACTCATGGTGGATTTATCACAAAATATAAATCTGAATTAATTGAGCTACATAAAATATTAGGAAATCGTTTAGAAATTCAAGTATCTTATGATGGAGAATATTTAAGTAATAATATTAGAGTTGATAAATCCGGTGCTGGAACATCTAAACAAACAATAGAAGGTTTCAATACGTTAAAAGAAATTGGAATTAAAACATCATTAAAATCTGTCATATCTAATGATGGGTTTCCGCATTTATTTGATAGCTTTTTAGACTTATTTAAAAAACAAGGATTTTATGGACCTACGCCAGATATGTGGAGTAATAGAACTACAGAAGAACTTCAAAAAGATTCTGAAATTCTTGGAGAACAACTGGAAAAAATAGCGAGTTACATTTATGCTAACGATTTAAATCCAGATATATTTACTTGGTTTTCACACCATAAAGCGATGTGCTCAGTAGGTGTAAATATGACCGCAATTGATTTAGATGGCTCAATGAAGCCTTGCCACGGATTTTTATATCGTGAAAGTAAAGAGCATAATATTGGTACTATTGATAATTTTACTGAAGATTTTTTAGCAGGTGTAGAAAAATTCAAACCATTATATGAATATAAACCAACTGAATGCCAAACTTGTGATGTAAATTTTTGTATGAAGTGTGAGGCATCTAATTTTTTCAGTTCAACAAAAGAAACATACGAAGAAAAATGGACTGATTATCAAAGTAATCAGACTTGTAGTTTATTTAAATTTATGGATAAATATAATAAGACAATTAGATATGCAATGCAAAGCAAAGGAAAATAATGATAACTAGAACTTTAATAGAAAACTTAATTAAAGATAGTAAAGAGGTTGGTTTCACTTATAATGAGAAGCACTATTTTGGTACATTTATTAATAGTAATTTAAATAACAATTTTGCAGAACCTTATGGAACTGTTACATTTATAGTTCACCAGAATAATATTGAGGACACCATCTGTACAGGTGTAGAAAATATTCAACTATTGAGAGTTTATTAATGGGTTTTGATACATTTACACTAGAATTAAAAGTCGCGGATCAATGCTCTATGAGATGTACTTATTGTTATGAAACATTTACAGATACTTATATGACCAAAGAAGTATTTAATGAAATGTTACCTAAACTAATTGATATGATGAAAGCATCGGGCACTAAAAATCTTAACTTATCATTCTTCGGCGGTGAACCAATGATGAATTTTGATTTAATAAAGTATGCTACAGGTATCCTTAAAAAATTACCATTGAAATTAAACTTAGTTATTATTTCTAATATGACATTAATAGATGAAGAAAAACTTCAGTGGATTAAAGATAATGAGGTTGGTGTATCTTGGAGTTTCGATGGTATGGGAAGCAACGAGTCAAGACCTTTAGCAACTCAATTTATTAATCCTAAAGAAGATGGTACAAGTTACACCAATACAATGGAATTATTTCAAGATAAAATGCCACTAATTAAACAACTTACATCTGGCTGTAAAGTTATGGTATGGCCAGGAAATAGTTCAGAGATGACAGCTAACCTGGATTTTTTCGTAAATAATGGAATAATGTCACCAGATTATAGTATTGTTAGAGATGATATTTGGAGTGCACAAGACTTAAGAAATTTCAGAACAGATATTAAAAGTCTCGGAGATAGATATATTCATTATATAAAAGAAGGCATAAAACTAAATGTTGGTTTCTTTAGCTTATGTATTTTAGATAATATCTTTGGACTAACATATCAGAAGAGAGATTTTGGTTGTTTCGCAGGTGTTAATGGTGCTGTTATGACAACTGATGGTAAGTTTTATCCTTGCGCTAGATTTAGCGATAAGAAAGTTATGGAGATGGATGAAAATCATAATTTTGCGTATTGGCAAGAGAAGTTTAAACCGGCAAATTTTGACAAATGTCAGAGCTGTGATTTATATTCTGTTTGTAATGCGGGTTGTACTTATTCTCAAATTAGAAATGATAATAAACCTGTTGATAGTGTTTGTGAATTATTTCATATGATACAAGAAGAGACTCAAAGAGTTGTACATGAGTTAAAAGATAATCCTATTTTTCAAAATTTAGTGCATGATTTATTAAGGAATATGGGATGATTTGGGAAATTCAAGGGAAGTTTGAAAAGAAAAATATAAAATGTTCTAGAAAGAAGTATAAAAGAAAATATTCTAAACCCCATTCATTATATGAGAATATAAGATATTTAAAAATTTTTGAGAAGAAGCCTAGTATAGAGAAAATTCTTGATCTAAATTGTTATACATTCGAATGTTCTCGAATATATATGAATAAATTTGGTAAGAGAAGATTTGATAGATATATTTATAAAGGTGCTTGGGATGATCTTCATCTAAATATTAATACTAAATTTCTACATTTATTAAATGATATAGAACTAGACAAGACCAAAGAGTCAATAAGATTATTGTTAAATAATGATTGTGCAAAAACATCTAAATCTGCTATATTATATAATTATTATACTAATTCTGATAGTATTGATCCTGATAATATAACTTTAAAAAATGATATATCTGAATTTTTAATTAAAATGAAAAATAGATTTACTATAATATTTTTATTAGAACAGGAACAATTCGATTTTGATCTCTTCGATAAATTAATCGCTTATGTATTAGATACTGTAAGTGATATTGAAAAAGAAAAATTAGAGACTCTTATAAAGAAAAGATTATGTGAACAAAGAAATACGATTAAAGATAAAAAACAGATATTAATTTTAATTAATATTGTACAGAAATTTTTTAAATATGACCCTGAAAAAATAAATAAAATTATTCAAGAAATAGAAAAGGATTCTAATGAGTTGTGATACAAAAGAAAATAAATTAAGTATTAAAGAAATAGAGGAAAAACTAGATGATGCCAAGAAATCATTAGTAGATAAGAAATATGTAATGTATAATAATCCTGGGCACTTGTTTGATTATAAGATAGACTTTGAAGTATTTTTAGAAGACATATCGGTAATATTAGCAGCTGATACTGATAGCCAATAAATGTTTAAAAATATAAGCGATAACAAAACTAATATAGTGTATTTTACTAGTGATTGTCAATTAAACTGCACTTATTGTTATGAGAACTTAAAAGATGTTGAGAAGTCAACTATCTCATTAGAAAAATTAAGGGAGGCAGCAGACGAAGTAATAGGAAGAGAGGTTATAAATGAACAAACGTTTTTCATCTTATTTGGTGGAGAACCATTATTGGAATGGGATAAACTAAAATACTTTATGGATTATGCCGTGTCAAAAAAAGAGAATGTACAATTTAATATAATATCTAATGGGTTAAAATTTAAAGATGATAAATTTGTGTCGGATTATATAAATAATGTACATTATAAAGCAGGGAAAATAACGTTAGATATTAGTTTCGATGGAAAAGGTAACCAAGAAAGAATATTTCATAGCAATAAAGAATCTACAACAGATATTTTGTATGTATTATCATTATTTAAAGCGATAAATATGCCGTATAGAATTAGATATACGGTTCATACACATAATATTGGAGTATTTGTAGATGATATTACTAATTTAATAGACTCTTTTAACCCATCAAGAATAATATTAGGAGCTGTTACTGAGCAAATAGATATTAATATTTTTGAACACGGAAAAGCAAAAATAATTGATATGTGGAACAGTCAAAAAATTAAAGTGCCAATTTGTGAACTGGTATGTGATACTTGTAATGGGTGTGAAATACATAGAGATAATTTGTCTTTGTATACTTCAACTAAACAAATAAGTAGAACATTAGTTTCATCAGGTGAATTTAGTGATTTTAAAAAAAAGGAAAAAGTATGAAAAAAGAGCAAGACTTAGAGATAGAGGCAACACCAGAAGAAAGAGGACAAAGATTTCAGGAAATAACTAAAGAATTAATTAAAGTTGGTACTCAGTATGAAGAGATTTCTCCAGATATTAAAGATTTTTATATGGATGCATTATTAGGTTTTATAAAAGCCCAAAAATTAGTATATAATCATTCAAATGTTAGCGAACCCGATGCCGAATCAAAAATAATTATTTTTGAACAAATGTTTGATATTAATATATCTGAAGAAGTAGAAAAAATGGCAAAAGATATTATAACTAATATAATTAATGAGCAGAACACCGAAAACATAAAAGATAATAATATAAATAAGATAAATACAGATTTATTAGATAATATTAAAAAAAATATTAATAAATACCTAAAGGACTAATATGTCAGGATACTGCATAAACTATTGTCAAGGCCATGCAAATTTAAATGGCAAATGTAGTGCTACAAATTTACCACAGACGCCATCAACATCTTCAATACTAATATGTGATTCATATTTAGAAACTGGTTGTAAATGGGATAAAGACCCTTATGGAACTGCTGGAGATGACAGTGGTAATGTGAGTTCTAACGAAGTAACAACTGGAATTCTTATAGACGACCCTTTATGGATTTCTATAGAAAATGATATTATTGCGGAGAGACAACGAGTGGGATTATCCACGGGCCCAATATTGCCAAGTATAAGGCCAGCAACTGGAACTTTAATAACTGCTGCTCATTATAATTCTTTAGTTGTAGCTTTAAATGGTGCTGCTTCTGTTCCACCTAGTACATCACCAGGTTCTCAGATTTTTACAGCGACATCGACTTTTACTGTTCCACCAAATACCAATTCAGTAACTGTTTGTCTAAGTGGTGGTGGTGGTGCCGGTGGTTCTCAATGGTATAATACTGGTGGAAACTGGCAAAGTGGTGCCGGGGGTGGTGGTGCTGGTGCTTCAACCAGAACTATTGACGTACAACCAGATCAAAGGATCACTGTCATTATTGGCAAAGGCGGAATTGGAACTAATATAAGTGGTGCACAAGCCGGCTCAGGTGGTACATCATCATTTGGAGGTAGCTTTTCTGTTAGTGGTGGTGCTGGCGCGATTAATGGTAATGGGTTATGGCCAAGTCAGCCTGGAATTGGTGCAAACGGTGGTGGTAACGGTGGAAATGGCTCTTGGGATAATGTTATAATATACTCTGATGGTGTTCCTTCAAATGCTGGATGTGGCGGCGTGAATCCTGGGGGTGTAAGGGGACATACTGTGGCCTTTGTTTGGGGTGGCGGCGGTGGAGGCGGTGGCGGCCTCGGTAGCGGTGGTGCTGGTGCTGGAGATGCTGTTCATGTCAATGGATTACCTGGTAATATTGGTGGTGGCGGCGGTGGAGGCGCTACTGGTGGAAATGTATCTATGGCAAGAGGCGGCCATGGTGGTTCAGGTAAAGCTATAGTAACTTGGACAGAAACAAATGCTGGACAACCAGGTGGTAATTTTAGTGAACTTCCAATTGGAACTATTATAACAGCAGCACAAATAAATGCATTAATTGCTGAAATAAATTCATCTGCAGGGTCGTGTTTTTGTAATTGTAACTTTTGTGCTTGTAATTGTAATAACTGTACTTGTAACTGTAATTATTCTTGTACTTGTAACTGTAATTACTTGTAACTGTAATTACTAACTAACTAACTAACTAACTAACTAACTACTAAAAATTTAAATAACACTTTGGTGTTATTTAACTTCCTCTAATACTCCTCTAATACCCTCTAATATTACTTTAAGTTTATTATGTTATTATATAAGATAAAGGAAATTAATGATATATCAAATAATAAACGAAGATGCACATATAATCATAGATAAAATTGTAGATATGGAGTCTGAAAATACTATAGTTATAGATGAGGTTGAAATAAATAATTTTATCGCTGCAAATATTTCAGATAAGACAATTATAATAGATAGCGAAGGAAACATCTTATTCAAAGATGAAAAGTATTATAATATACCAGTTAAAGACATCAAAAGAGTTTCAATTATTAAAGAAGCCAAGCTTAAGGTAGAAAGTCTAGTACAGAAAGTTGATATGATAACATATATTAATTATATTGATATTAATAATGAATTAAGTTCTCATGGAATATTCATAACCAATAATAATAGAGAAGAAAAATATCTCGAAATATTAGAGATTGGTGATGAAAATTTAATTGATCTACTTGAAGCTTTTCTTGAAGCTAAAGATGAATTGCAAGTAGTTAAAAGTGCTAAGAAAGATTTTAATAGAGTATTACAGTCTGTTTATAAACTAACAGAAGATGATGTTGAAGAATTAGATAAGATTTCAAGCAGCATCTAGTGATTAATATTTTTTATTATTTTCTACCTGGTAGAAAAATTAATGGGACGTTATTCTATTGCTTTGAGTATTTTGAATATTTAAATAGACATAAGAATACCACGTTCTATATTAAAAATATCAGTCCAGAAGACCTGGTTATGGTTAAAGATACTTTCAAAAATAAGTATAATTTCGACCACCAGATTTTAGATAATATTAAAATTGTTGATACTATCAGTGAACTCTATGAGATAGAAAGTACAAAATCTTTATTCTTAGATACTAATAGCTTCGAGAAGATGTTTAGATTCTTAAAATCTGATGTTTTGGTATATGCAAATACGTATTATGAAAAAGTATACAGCAATAATAAGAAGATAACATATTATGGCACTTACGATTATCAAGAATATGATATTGAAGATAAATTAAGATTCAATTTTAATATTTACAAAGAGATTGATGAGGTTTATACAGATACTGCTTATATAACTTCTCCTAGTATTAACTATAATAAAATAATCGATAAAATAGATATTCAAGAAAGCAATATATTAACTAAAAATGTTGATAAACCTTTAGATAATTTATTTGAGCAATTCGATACATTATATTATTATCACAATGGATTTAGAGATACTAATAATAGACTTATAGTGGAGTGTTTCCATTATGATAAGAGTATAGTAGTTATTGATAATTCAGATGAAGAAGATTCAGTTTATCTAAGATTCAGTGACATAATGAAAAATGGTATTAGTCAGTATCAACTACAAATAGATACACCAATAATTAAGGATATGCTTGAGTAAAATAGTGCAAACTAATAGACAATTAACTTTAACATATTCTTGGTCAACAAATAATCATGGAATTTGTGGTCATACTTTTGAAGTTATCGATTACTATATGATTTTGAAAAACAAATATGACACTGAGATTTTATTATGTGAAGATATTAGCTGGAGTACATTTGAAAAAGCTATCCGGTCTAAATACGATTTTGATGAAGTCGAGATACAAGATATTAAAATTAATACGAGATTTGAGAATAGACCTAAGCTGCTTAAGGGTAAGAATATTATTTTTACTGATGGTGGAATAGTTAACACTCGTAACACTACGCTAATATTTGATAATATATTTTATTTCGCTTGCGGTAATAAAGAGATTCAAGATAATAACAAAGATAACGTTTATATTTTACAGGATGATAGAGTATATGATTCAGTACTGAAAAATGGTATTAACTATAAAAAGAAAATGTTATTCAGCAGAATGACTAAACCTAAAAACCCTAAGGATAACATATTATTATATGCTACAAAAAATTGCAGAGCTATTGATGACAATTACTTCAAAATGCTTAGCAAAAATTTACCATGTGATAATATTTTATGTTTAGTCAATGAAATTCCATTAGAGACTTACTCTAATATTACTTTTAAGTTATTACCGTATAATAACTTAATGGAAGAGTTCAACACTTATATTTATACACCAGTACCAAGAAAATTTGACTGCTCTCCAAGATTTATCGCAGAGTGTCACTACTTCAATAAACAAGTAGTATATGATGTTGATTATTGGTTAGAAGATAAAGGGTTATTTTGGAGACGTTACGATATTGAAAATAATTTTCAAAGTATTCAACTCACCCAAAATGACGAAATAGTTAATATATTAAAGGAAATAATTTGAGATTATAAATAAATTATAAGAGATATTAAATGTGTATATAGTTGCTCTCGAAGGCTTCATCTATATACATTTAATGTAAGCCTTCGAATTCTTACACTCTTATAATTTACTTATAAGGATACAAATGATATATTTGTACTCTTATAATTTACTTATAAGGATACAAATGATATATTTGTATATTAAAACTCATTACAAGTCTTAAATATTTTGGAAAAACAATGTGAAACCCATTCACGTATAAATGGGCCAAAAGAAGTATATCAGAAAATCTACAAGAAAATTGTAACAATATAGGATATTAAAATGAATTATAATACAATAAGTAAACCACAGATACAAACCCACGTGCAGCTACCAATTAATTCCAGAGGTAAACTAGATACCGGATTAAAATGTAACTACAAATGTGGATTTTGCTATTATCAAAATAATTTAAATGACCCCAGTTTATCCCTAGAAGAAATTAAAGCAAGGGCAAATATACTTTTTAAATCTGGTATGAAGGAAGTTGACTTAAGTGGTGGTGAGAGTACAATTCACCCCGATTGGTTTGATATACTTGAGTATTGTAGAGATAAATTTATGAGTGTTTCTTGTTTAAGCAATGGAAGTAAATTAAAAGATTTCGCTTTTGCCGAGATGTCACAAATGCACGGTTTAAATGAAGTATTATTTAGCTTACACGGGTGGGATGCAGATTCACATGACAAAATTGTAGGGCACAATAAAGCTTTTCAACATATTATACAAGCTATTGAGAATTGTAATATACTAGGGATTAAGGTTAGAATTAATTGCACAGTAACGGAAAATAACGTTAATGATATGTTACAATACGCAAATTTAGTAAGAAGTTTTAGCCCCAAACAGTTAAATTTGTTGCCACTAAATTACTGGAGTGACGCTAAAGATATGAAAGTATCTAGTTACGACATATTAAGTGAAGGTATAAAAGTTTGTATTGATTATTTAGTAGAAACCGATATAGAAGTTAATGTTCGTTATATCCCTTATTGTTTTATGAAAGGATATGAGAAGTATGTTGTAGGAACATTCCAACACATCTATGATTTAGGTGATTGGAATTTGTTAACTTATGATGCTGAAGCTCCAATTAAAAATACAATTGAGAATGCTTATGAGCAAGCACAAACCAATAGAGTTAATACTTATAGTAAACCAAGAGAATGCTCTAAATGTAAATTTTTTCTTATCTGTGATGGTATTGAAAAACAATATAATAATTCAGGTATTAAAATAATAGAAGGCGAGCACATTAAAAATATAATAGAGTTCAGAAAGGAAACAAGTGTTGTTAAATAGTGAAATAGATCATAAATATCGCAAAGAACTTCAAACAAAGTTTGGAACCACCGAGGTCACATTTTTAGGTGATACAACACCAAGAAGTATACTATTTGAAAATAAAAAGTATATTTTTAAGGAATACTTGTATAATTTTTATACACAGAAAATATGCTATTCACATGAAGATACTATGCGGATTTTTAAATTTATTAAAAATATTAATAATATTAGCAATACAATAAATTTATTAGAAGAAGATGAAAAATGGTTTACTTTTGAATTTATAGATGGTAATATACCTCGGGATATCCCTGAGTTAAATTTATTAGATTATAAAAAAATTATATCTGATTGGGAAAGTGATATTTCTTTCCAAGACTTACATAATGAAAATTTAATAGTTAAAAATAATATCATTTATTTTTTTGATATTGATTCTTTACGAATTAGTAAACCAAGTAAATTTATTTATTTTGATGAGTATGATGAGGAAGTTGACTTGCCATTATTAAGAATAGTAAATGTTGTTGATTCTGATTTTTCAGAGTCAATTATGGAACAAGAAATCTTTATAATGGAAAATGATAATGCAGTAATAAAAGAAATCACATTAGAGATGTTATGTTAGGAATAGAAATAATAAATATTTGTAATTATAACTGTTACTTCTGCGGATCTCAATATGTTAATAAGCACAAGATTCTTTCTAATGATGTATTTTTTAAAATTATTGATGACGCTAAGAAAATAGGTATTGATGAATTAGATTTAACTCCTATAGATGGTGAAGTTTTTATCGATCCTGAATTTATTGAAAAATTAAATTATGTCTTGCCTGATTTTTCGGTTAGTTTTTATACCAATTTTAGTAAGTGTAATGAAGCTGTGCAAGACAAGTTAAAAAAACTAACTGAAAAGTATCAAGGTAAGTTGGATATAAGAATAAGCGATTATGGTGATGGGTGTTTAGAGGATTTTATAACATTAACACGAAAAACGGAAAATGATTGGAATATATATAGAAATAATTTAGAATACGCTAAGAAAATAAACTTACCAATTGAAATATCATATCGCGGTATTAATTATGACTTTTATAATGGTGTAGACATAATTGATAAAGAAGAGTTTACAAAAAATATTAGAGAAAAAAATAAGACACGCACTGGTGTCTGTAGTTTACAATTTATCCCAAGATTAAATATGAATGGAAATATGGTTTACTGTCTGTGCGGAGAAAGCGAATTAACAGTAGATACAGAGTTACTATTAGGTAACATTTATAAGACTTCTTTAGAGGATGTATATTTTAGTAAAAAAAGATTAGAGATTTTTACAAACCAAACTAAAAATATTTATAATGAGTCTTGCTCTAATTGTGATATATTTGAAAATAAAACTGGGACAATTAAAAATTATAAAGTATATAAAGAAATAAAGGATAGACATGGTATATAATGATTTAAATAATGCAGATATTGATAGACTGGAGATTGGGTTGACTAGTACTTGTAACCTAAAGTGCCCATTATGCATAAGACAAATTAATCCAGACTATACTAAAACTGATACAATATTTAGAGATATAGAAGACATAATAGAACAAATTGATTCATACCCAAATTTAAAATTTATATCTATTGCTGGTGCAATAAGCGAGCCAACGCTTCACCCCGATCTTTTTAAATTAATAATATATTTAAAACGTAGAAAAATAGATATATCTTTATTCATTAATGGTGGTACGCACGATGATTTATATTATAAAAAATTAGGTAGTGTTTTTAATGGTGCCATAGGGTCTATTTATTTTACTATTTGTGGAAGTACCCAAGAGTTACATGAAAAATATAGAGTTAATAGTAACTTAGATACTGTTATTAGAAGACTAGAAATAGTACAAAAATATTCATCTAGCGCTAAATTAACTTGGATATTATTTGAGTATAATAAAGAAGATTACGAAAAAAACTATCATAAGTTCACAAAATATGATCTTGAATCTTTTAATACCCTTCCTATGGTAGAGCACTTTAATTTAACAGATGTTCCAGAAGGTATACATTTAGTAAATGAACTTCATAATATTTACAAATCCGAGATAATAAAGACTGATTTTGAAAATATATCGTGTCCAGCAATAAATTATAAGTTTCAACTGGTTGATTTTACTGGGAAAACATCACCGTGCATTCTATTTAATTTATATGGAGATGCTCATTGTTACGAATGTAGTTCGTTAAATGCCAAAACATTAAGATCTAATAAAATATATAAAGTTGCAGAGCCAGAAGATGAATATTCTGGTGAGCAGTTAAGGTTTGAAAGTGATAGATAATCCTGTACTATTTTTAGTAATAGAGATTTGTAATGCAAGTAAGTAAAGATTTTTATGAAGAGTTTGAATTAGATTTAACGGGGACTTGTAATCTTAGTTGCCCTTTATGCAGCCGTAATTATATTCATGCACAGCACATGGTACATAAGAATGTTAGACCGTTGGAAAATATTATAAAGCAACTTGATACATTTCCAAATCTTAAAAGGGCTTATGTTGCCGGACAAGTATCTGAACCTACACTTCATCCTGACTTTATCAAATATATACAATATTTAAAGGCCAGAGGTATGATGGTGGAAATATTCACAAATGGAAGCACTAGAGATGCAGCTTTTTGGGAAGAGCTTGGGTCAGTACTAGATAATGATGATGCTGTTCATTTCACTATTTGTGGAAGTACCCAAGAGTTACATGAAAAATATAGAGTTAATAGTAACTTAGAAACAGTCTTACAAAACGCAATGAGTTATAAAAAAAGCAACAAAAATAATGATTATTGTCAGTTTATTAAATTTGAATATAATAAAAATGACGAAGACAATGTAAATAAATTAAACTTTAGTAACCATTATACTGTTAATAGTGAAGGCGACCGTATTATAAATTCAAAAGTTAAAACACCAGATTCAAATATTAAACCGGAAGAAATTAGAGATAAAACAATTAAATGGCTAATTAAAAATAGAAGAAAAACTGGTACTCTTCTATGTAAAAGTTTAGAGTATAAAAAAATTTATATATCACAAGATGGAAATATCAGTGCTTGTTATACACATTTTGAATATAATCCAGGTGAAGCTTTTACTGGCAATATTTTTGATTATACAAAAATAATAGACTTTAATTACCCTGATTGTTTTGCATGTGAGAAACAAACAATAAATAAAATAGAAAAATTTGGTTTGGAGTTTATATGCTAAATACTACTATGGTTCATTGTATAGAAGGGAAAAATGGAAGATTTGAAAGAGATGCTAGAATATATATTGATTCTTTTTCAAGTTTTAATAAGATTGAAAATATTATTATGGTCCAACCAAATAAAAATGATATTAATGCTGAATGTCAAGATTACTTTAAGATTAATGCGATACAATATATAATAAAGGATATTTACAACCCACAACCAAATAAGGTTGTTAATTATACAAATGTACCCATAGTTTTAGATTATATAATAGATAAGGTAGATACAGAATATACATTATTTACAGATTTAGATGTTATATATTTTGACGAGCTAATATTGGGTAAAACAGATAGATGTGTTATAACAATATTAGATAGTAAAGAAACTGACCAATTCGAGAATGTCTTTTTATGGGATGAATATTACAATAAATATTTTAAAAAAGATATACTGGATTGTTTTGATATTGAAGTAAAGCACTTAACTAAATTTGTTAATACTTGGTTTATATATGCAAAAACAGATCATATGTTTTGGAAATTATATAAAGAAGTAACTTTTAAACTATTAGAAGTTTCAGAGAAAGTAAACAAACCAGAGCTAGAGTTAGAAATAATGTGCGAAGAAATAGCAGCAAGTATAATATATCACGCTTATCCCGAACAATTTATTGATATTACCGATTTTAAATCTTCAATTTCTTTTCATGAGGGAGATGATCATGAATTAAATGAAAAGTATAATTGTAATAAAAATACAGCTATCTATCATTACGATGATTATGAAGATTTTCACCAGAGTGTTAAATACCCATTAAGAAATTTAGATATTGTGGCGAAAAAACTAATTAAACATATTGGGCTCGAAGCGACACTGGCTGGTCTAAACTTAAAATACTCACAAATAAAGGAAAATATTGCAAACAAAGTATGAAAATATCGAGCATATCGAATTAGAAACAACAACAGCATGTAATCTAAAATGCCCGTTATGCTTGCGAGAAAATATAGAATTTGAAAATATTAGTTCTCGCTCATTAACAGAGATTAAAAGTGATATATTAAAATTTAAGAACGTTAAAAAAATTACTTTATCAAGTGCTATAAGTGAACCTACAACTTTTAAAGATATATTACCACTAATTGAATTTATTAAAAGTCTTAATATTATTGTAGAAATATTTACCAATGGTGATTTACATGATGAGAAATGGTGGGAAAAATTAGCAAATATTATGAGTTCAAATGATAGTATTACATTCACAGTTTGTGGAAGTACCCAAGAGCTACATGAAAAATATAGAGTTAATAGTAACTTAGATACTGTTATTAGAAATATATTAGCTTTTGAAAAAATTAACCCTATTAATTGTGTTAGTTATTTACGATTTAAATATAATGAATTTGATGATTTATCTGTTTATAATAATAAATTTAATGAGTTTATTATTAATGATACAGCGCAATTTAATGAGTATGTTTATAATAAAGATAATGAATTTAATATGGTTGATAATTTAAGAAAGAAATATTTGAATATATTGAAAATAAATAAAGATAAAAATATAGTATGCCCTGCAAAATTAGATAATTTTTTAATAATAAATTGTGATGGGAGTTTGAGTCCATGTGATTTATTTAAAATGCAAACAAAAGATACTTTTAATTTAGATTTTACAAATATAGAGAATGGTAATTATGATTTTTGTAGAGAGTGTGATATTAATACTCAGAAACTATTAAATATAATAAATGGAGATAATGTATGGATGTAGATAAGAGCGAATTTCAAGTACCAATGATAAATATATGTAATTTAAGATGCACATTTTGTCAAAATAGTGATGAATATCAAAAAAATAAAATAATTGTTCCAGTAGAAACTGTTAAAAAATATATTGATTTTGCTGTAGAGTGGGGCGCAGAAAGTATAGAATTAGGCTCATTAATAGGCGACAGTTTTTTATATCCATATAATGGTTTTGTAGAAATAGTTGACTACTGTAATACTTTTGATAATTTAGAAATTCAATTTTTTACATCTGGTGAGTTTTATAATGAAAGAATATTTGACTTAGTAAATAGTATTAATAACCCACTTGTTACTATCAGTTTTTATGGGTATGATAAAACACATTTTCAAACCAGAACTGGTAAAGATAAATATAATAATGTTATGAAAACTATTAATTATTTAAAAAAGTGTAACAATATAAATTTAGAAATAAATAATAGGACAAATGCATCAAATAAATATATAGATAACGAGCTAACAGGTAATTTTGATATACCTGAAGTTGTTGATTTTGAATGGGATTTAGGCAATTCAGATATTATTACAAAAGTTGAAAGAGCTGGCCACTGTAAATGGATGGACGATGATGTTGGAATAAATTATGATGGTGAAGTGGTATTTTGTTCTTGGCAAGATATTAATGGTGATACTTCGCTGGGACATTATACTGATGGTGTAGATAAGCTACGTAAAAAAATGAATTTTTATAAGACATTACAAGATAATAAAATCTTTAGTGGGATTTGTGCTACCTGTAATGCTTATAGATATAATGATTAAGGTTTAATATGTACAAAGTAAAAGATATAGAATTTGAGTTAAGTACTTTTTGTAATGCTGCCTGCCAATTATGTTATAGAAATTATAACACATTTGATGAACACTACCCAGATAATTTTCATAGAGATTTTGATGAGTTAAAAGAGCAAATAAAATCATATCCTGATTTAGAATGGATAAGACTTGTTGGTAGTATTAGTGAACCTACATTATATAATTACTTTTTAGAGTTAGTTGAATTTATTAAAACACGTAAAATTAATATAGAAATTTGTACAAATGGTAGTACTCATTCTCATTTATGGTGGAGCACCTTAGGTAATCTTTTAGATAAAAATGACAGGGTATATTTCACAATTACGGGAAGTACTCAAGAATTACATGAAACGTATAGAAGTGGTACATCATTAGAGAAGATATTAGATAATGCTAAATTTTTCAGAATTGCTAACCCCATAGATTATGTACAGATGATTCGTTTTGATTACAACGATAAAGATTTTGATAGCCCCGAAATGGCTAAAATGTTAGAAGATTTTACAAATGTTTATTGGACTGAAACATTCTTATTAAAAGACTCAAGTAATTATAAAAATAAAAATAACTTAAATAAACTAAAGCCTTATCAAGACAAAATTGAACAGTACTTGAACATAGAAAAAATAGCTACACTGAAGTTCAGTAAAGGTTTAAGTAAAATTGCAAAGTGTAAATCTTATAATGCTGGCAGTTTACAAATTGATGTCAACGGAAAAGAATGGCCTTGTTACTTAACGTTAGAAGCACAAATAGACCCTGATTGGACTTGGGAAGAAGTATTAAGTATGAAGTACGAAGCCTGCCGTCTATGTGAAAAATCCATTGTACAAATGTGTAAGGATAAAGATTTAGATTATATTATATAAATAATATAATAAGAGATTTTATAAGTGTAGATGCTCTTCCACGGCTCATCTACACTTATAATTTAGCCGTATCTGGATAAGGATTATTTGGATTTTATTATATAATTATACGAAATACTCTGGAAATTCTTCTCTGATTTCTGTAGGTTTTACTGGGGTTAAGTTGGATCTTTTCATTGTGTTATAATAATATTCTTCTAAGAACTGTTCTCTATTGGCATACCGCATAACACTAAATTCATATATATCGTAATCACTTAAAGCTGGACTATCTTTATCTATATAACGAAAATACACAACAGGAAATGTAAAATTACCAGCATAAATATCTTTGGTAAAATATATTTTACCAGTCTGTTGTTCACATTCATATAAATCTTCATAAGTTTCACATAATACTATTATAGGTGCTAACATCATATAAAATACTCTGGGTGGTCAAATATTAATTTGTCATAATACTTCTTTTCTTCATCTATTTTCTCTTCAATTTCAGCAATTTGTTCCTCGTGTTTTATCCTATCTAACAGACCAGAAAAAGGGTCAAAATCTTTTTTCAGATATACTATATCTATTTGATAATTCTGAATTTGTTTTTTAGATGCTCTTAACTTATTATAAAGAGGTCCACTTTTTTTTTAATTTTTAAACTCATATAAACATCTCCGGATATTTTTCACGTGCTACAGATTCTTTCATCCAAGCTTCGCTTTTTTCGCTAAGTGTTATAGTCTGTGCTCTTAATGGTCTCTTAATACATATCTTTTTATTAAAAACTTCAGTTACAATATACTCTATCATGCCATGACCATTTAATCGTAATCGATAATACTTATCATCTATCTTGTCATCATCATAAGGTGTAAACATCTCAGGATAAAGTTCCTGTACTTCCTCTTTTTTCATATAACGATGTAACCTTCTTGAGTCATATAAGCGAATTTCTTTATCATTGTGATAAAAATCTCCCTGTACTCTGTGAGGTTTATAACATGAATATTCCCGATTATTACTATTGTTACTGAAAGCCGGTCCGAAATCTACAGGATTTTCTTTTCTGAACATATCTCCAGTATTATTATACAATACAAAATATCTTCCGGTATACTCTATCATATTATTCATTTAAATTTCCTTTGGGTCTATAAAATAGCAATAAGCCTGTACTACAATATCTCCATTTTTGACTTCAATAAGTTTCTTATCAAATAAATCCGGTGCACCTTCATATCTATCAATTTCACCGAAATCTTCTTCAGGTATTTCCCACAAGTTACCACTAATAATTGCAGTGCTCAACTGTGATTTTTCTAGCAGATATGGATACCAATTATTTTGACCTTTATGATATTCTTTTACTGTTGTTGACTTACCGAGAAAAGTAGCATTACCCATTGTATAATGGTCTCCAGTAAGTGTACCGTATGTAAATAATTTCATTAGTCTTTCATTCGTGTAAATTTATGTGTTGTAATTGCATTTAAATTTTCAAAAAATTCAAAGTTATAACACTCTTCTAATTCAGTAGGATTTAATAAATATCTTTCATTAATTTCTAATACTAACATTTTTTTAGCTTTAGATTTATCTAAGTCTTTTTCAGATCTTTTAAGGTCTTTGATAAAATCACGAATATCATAAGTCATTTCTAATTCATAAGATTTATAAAACATTATATCTTCAGCATAACGGTCTTCAATACTTTCAAATGAATATACTCCACCTTCTACACAAAGAATCTCTTTGCTATCTTCATCAATTTCTGTAATTTGCTCATTGTCTAAAACAATAATAACATCTGTATCTACGTATTCTCTGATTTTATCTAAAATATTCATATTAAATCCTTTATATACTATATTATACCATGTTTAACATTAAAACAAGCTTAAATTTGGACTAAATTTCAGGCAATTTAAGATTATTTTAATATTAATCCGTTATAATATAAATAAGTTATAAGAGATATTAAAAGTGTAGATGCTCTTCCACGGTCCATCTACACTTTTAATCTGACCGTGGAAAGTCCTCTTATAATTCAAAATTAGGAATTATAATGAAACAAAAGATTTCAAATGGCAATAAAGGAAAGACCTTAACCAAAGAAACTAGAAAAAAAATATCAGATAGTAAAATTGGTAAACCTCGAGGATTTACAGAAAAAGTTAAATGCCCACATTGTTTTTTAGAAGGAGACCCTAGAGCAATTAAAAGATGGCATTTTGATAATTGTAAAAAGAAAAAAATAGAAGTTAATAGTTCTAATAGTTATGATACATTAAAAGCAGTTATAATTGGCAATGAACTAGAATTATCTAAACGTGTAATAGATTTTACATTTAAAAATTTTTATAAGTCAAATCTTGGTCAATCTGTATATGAATATAATGATTTAGGTGATGAGTATATAATTAATGATATAATATTAAAAGAACGCATTGAAGATTTAAATAACTTAGCTACTATATTACAAGAATTGGGAATAACTGTTTATAGACCTGATATTCTAAAACAAGTTATACCTTTTAAAACAACCACTTTTAAATCTGAATTATCACCAGCAAATAATGTAAGAGATATAACAATTGTCATTGATGATAAATTAATAGAAACCCCGGTAATTGTCAGAAATAGAGCTTTTGAAAATTTAGCTATGTATAATATATTTAAAGAGGTTACTAATAATTTTAAAACCCAATGGATAAAAGCCCCCTTAACGATATTAACCGAGAGTAGTGTTGATATTGAAGATTGGGAAAAGAATAGAGATTTTAATAATATTCCTAGTAGTTATGAAGCTGCAATTGACGGGGCTAATTTTTTAAGGCTTAATGATGATATTATAGTTAACATAAGTAATTATAATCAATATCTTGGATTTTTATGGTTAAAAAGTTTCTTTCCTAATAAAGAATTTCATATAGTAAAATTATGTGATTCTCACATTGATGGTGTATTGGTCAGTTTAAATGAGAATACTTTTTTGGTTAATCCTAATTATCCAGAAGTATGGAAGAAATTACCAAGTAAGTTCCATCCTAATAATGGATATATTTACTTATATCCAAAGAATACACCAGAAAGAGAAATTAAATATTTAACTAATAAAAATTTAAGACTAGCTAGTGATGAAGGAATGTCAGTTAATATATTAAGCATTGATAAAAAAACTGTAATAGTTCAGGAAGATGCTTTAGGAACAATTGAAGTTTTAGAAGAAAATGGATTTGAAGTTATTCCAGTGCAATTAAGACATTCGCATATATTTGCTGGGTCACTACATTGTTCGAGTCTAGATATTCAAAGAATAAAGGAAAAGTAAAATGAATAATCAATTTTTTATAGACAAATTTGAAGAAGAAATTTGTAGATATACAGGAGCTAAGTATTGTGTCTTAACTGATAGTTGTACTAATGCAATATTTTTAAGCTTAAGTTTATTAAATAAAACAGCATATATACCTGTTGAGGCTAACACATTATATGTACCTAAGAGTACTTATGTCGGTGTTCCACACAGTATTGTAAATGCTGGATTTAATGTAGAGTTCACAGACCAGAAATGGAAAGGCTCTTATGAAATTGAAGGGACTAATATTATAGACTCAGCAGTAGATTTTCATAGAGGTATGTATAGACCTGGATTTATTCAGTGCTTAAGCTTTCATCAGAAGAAGAGACTTAATATCGGAAAAGGTGGGGCAATTTTAACAGATGATGCAGATACTTATGAAAGACTTAAAATGATGGCATTTGATGGGCGTAGTCCTATTATAGAAATGGAAGATTGGGTACAAGGTTTTCATATGAATATGTCACCAGAGATGGCAGCGCAAGGATTACTAATTCTGAATCAAATAGATTTAAGACCTGACAATGCAGGATCATACAGAGACTATAAAGACTTATCGGTAATAAAATATTTTAAGGAAAATAATGAATAATATAGAAGAAACAATATTAATGTATGTTGTTGAAAATAATGAAGACAATTTAAATAATCAACAAGGAGTATATAGTAACCAAAGATTATATGCTGATGAAATTATTTTATCTGTTAAAGCCTGGCGAGAAAATGGAGGAATATATAAAGATATTCCAATCTATGCTATTTGTCCTACTAACAATACACTTAAAACTGAAGATGCCCAGAAACTTAAAGAGATGGATGTAATATATATGGAAGAATATATGAAGGAAACAGAGAATTTCTTTTGTGGCTATTGGTCAGTTCCATTAGTTGGTAAATGGTGTGAAGAAAATCTAAATTTTAAAACTATGATTCATATAGATTGTGATATGAGTTTGATAAAACCTTTACCAAGCCCAATTGTTAATTATAATAAACCTATTTGTGGTGTTTATGATACTGTTTCAGTTAAGGATCAGAGACCTTTACCTGAAGGTTGGAAAACATTCGATACTGGTTTCACCATTTCAAAGAAAGATTCTGGTTTCTATACACTATTTCATAATGAACTTGAGAGACTCACTGAAAATCCTGGGCCTATATGGGCAGAATATTGTCATGATAGGCCACAACAAGATATAGAAGAATTTGCAATGGATTATATCTATGCCAATAATTTAATTGAGATGGAATATATTGAGAAGTATCAAATTGGCGAAGGTTATGCACATATATCTACACTAACTAATGATGAATTAGAAAATGTATATTTTTGGCATGAACATATTTTATATGATAAAAATTATGATAAGATAAATCAAAAAATAGAATATTTTAAAAGGGCACAAAGTATAAATAAAGTATAAGAGATATTAAATGTGTATAGAGCTCTACTAGGTTCCTCTATATACATTTAATTTGAACCTAGTAATTCACTCTTATAATTTAATTATAGGAGACTTCAATGTCTACATCAAATAAACAATACTGCACATATTTAACTCATTATACAGGTGATAAACTTCCTGAATGGTATATAGGATCTACATCAATAGAAAAAATATTAAATGGATATAATGGAACAGTTACATCAAAAAGATATAAGTCTATATGGATTCACGAGAGAAAGAATAACCCACATTTATTTAAGACTCGTATATTAAAGAAATTTTATAGAAGAAAAATAGCTTTAATTCATGAACTTAAAGTTCAGAAATTACATCAAGTTGTCAAAAATAATAACTATATCAATATGAGTTATGCGCAAAAGAATGGCTTTTTTGGAAGAGATGTTTCAGGTAAAAATAATCCTATGTATGGTAAATTACATAATATAAAAAGTAATATTATGAATTCTAGTTCACAACTTAAAGATAAATCGGCTGTTTATAATACAGTTTGGGCGAGAAATAATATAACAGGTGAATATATTAGAGATAATATAAATGATATAGATTTAGTAAATTATACTATTGGTAGAGAGGAACTTACACAAGAAAGAAAATTGGCTATATCTAATGAGCAGAAAGGAAGAGTTTTTATATTTAATAAAATAGATAAAAAACAAAAGAAGGTTAAAATATATGAATTAGATTATTATCTAAATAATGGGTGGCAGCAAGGTGTAATATATAAAATTTCACAAGAAACTAGAGAAAAACTTTCTTCAAATGTAAAGGATAGAATTTGGATAAATAACAAAATTATATCTAAACTTATCAACCCTACAGAATTTTACCTATATGATGGATTTTCTAAAGGAAGATTAAGAAAATCATAATTTTATAAATATCATGAGCAGTTTATACGTTATCTCCTACTTTTTCCTAAAGTCTATATAGACAGGCTGCTCACTTCTTTAATCTTCATTTAATAATAATACGTTATAATAAAATATGAAAAAACTTAATATAATTATCACGGGTGGTGCGGGTTTTATTGGCACACACTTGTACAATCAACTTAAAGAAACACATAACGTTTATCGCATAGATAATTTTAAAACTTCAAACGAAGAAAATACAAAAGATGTGTATAATATAGATTTAGGAGACTTAACAGATAATGTTATGATTGAAACCATAGTAGCAAAAGCTGATATAGTTTATCACTTTGCTTCAAGTATAGGTGTAGATTTAATTGGTGAAAACCCTAATGAAACACTGCAAAATTCTTTCAATATTAATAACAACTTGTTTCCATTATTTGAGAAGCACCAGCCTAAAGTAATTTATGCTTCAACAAGTGAGGTATATGGCTCAAGTGATACTCCCATGAAAGAAACAGATATGCTTACAATAGGTGCACCGGACCAAATGAGATGGGGGTATGCTTGTCAGAAACTTATGAGTGAATTCTTAATTAAAACTTATACATTCCCTTTTACAGTTGTAAGATTTTTTAATGTTACTGGGCCTGGGCAACTTCCAAATTATGGTATGGTTTTACCTAGATTTGTTATGGCTGCAAAAACACAAGAAGATATAGAAGTATATGGGTCAGGGGAACAAGTAAGAAGTTTCTGTGATATTAGAGATGCTGTAAATGTATTAGAATTACTTATAACAGAAATGAATGGCGAAATACTTAATATAGGTAATGATAATAATACAATTACTATGAATGAATTGGCTTCATTAGTTGGAAAAGTATCAGGGGATTTTCATAGGATTGTAAGTATTCCAGATGCTAGAACTAATGCTGAGATTACTTCTAGGATTCCAGATATCTCTAAGATGCGAACAATCTACGAGCCTAAATATGGACTTGAGAAACTAATTATGAGTATGTTTGAGTAATAATTTGTAAATCTGCCTGAGTCATTTCTCTTTCAAAATTGAAAGCTTTCTTACCAAATATTCTTACTGCTTTATAATAACTAAAAGCCCAAGTACTGTACCAACTTCTTTTTAAGAACCCATAATTAGCATTTTTAATATCAAGTTTCATGTATTTGTAAAATGAAGTATCCGCTATTTCTCTTTGGTGCTCGGTTACACCTCTCCAGTAATAAAAATCGTGTTGATTACAAGATGCTTTGAAAATAAAATTTGGTGGTTTAATCCATCCGCCTTTAGTGCCACATCCATTGGTAATTCTGTCTTTTTGTTTTTGATTTAAATCACTATATTTTATCACATTATACCTTTGTATTATATATTTGGTATATTTATATAAAATACTCTGGGTTGTCTTGAATCCAAGTATGATAATCAAATTCAGTGTTTACAACAGCTAATACTTCGACATTACCCCTCTCAATAACTTTAGCTATTTCCCAATGTTCCCCATAAATATCTTGATTACCACAAATAACTTCTGTATCGTATGCACATAAAGAATCTTGCCATTCTTTTTCTTCTTTGATCTTCGCAAGGATTAATGTATCCCTATATTTGTAGATTACAGTATCACCTACCCCAAATTTAATCATACAAAATACTCCGGCATCTCATCTTCAAATTTTTCGTAAGAAGCTATTAATAACCTAGGAATTTTGTAGAGTTCTTCCCCACTTTGTTCTAAAATTTTGTTACGTCTTTGCAGTAACCTTACACTATTAAACACATGCATTTTGTCCATATCTTTAATTTCTAATACCAAACCGTTTTGTGTCATCCACTCAGTATCATTGTACTCTAAGGCATAGAAATTTTGACCTTTATCTGTTTTCATACAAAATACTCCGCAAATACTCTTTTAATATCTTCAAAACTAGTTCCTGGTCCAAAGTTATATTGAACCTCAGAAAGCGATGGCTGATATTTATGAGATTCTTCATTATAAGCCATAATTATAGTGTTATTAAATCCTGAATAAACACTAGTAACACAAAATAACTCATCGTTAACAAGACAATAATCTTTTTCGTAAATATCTTCAACTTTTTTCATTCTAGTTAATTTCATATTAGGTACTCTGCATTTTCTTCTTCGAATTGTTCTACAGATTTTCCAACCCATAGAACAGTATCTTTTTCAATCATATAACTTCCACCAGTTATAAAAGCACATTCATAATGTTTTTCAAATTCATTAATATATTTTGATAACCTTGTGCCTCTATCATTTGTCCTCTTATAAAAGATATACCCTATTGTCATAAAATCTGTTTTCATACAAAATACTCCGGGTGCTCATCTTTAAATTGTTCTTCAGATTCTCCAACCCATATCACGTCATCTTTTTCTATAAGATAAGTCGCACCTGTAGCATAGAGACATTCATAATATTTCTCATGCTCAGCCATATAACTTACTAATAAGTTTCCTCTTTTTGCAGGTCTTTTATAAAAAATTGCACCAATTATTTTCTTTTGAAAATTTGTCATACAAAATACTCCGGTTCTTTTTCTGGGTCAACATATTTTCCCATCCAATCATCAATTATTGAATAATCAGCTGCATTATTTACACGGTAACACAAATTTATTTGGTCTCCGGTAACTACGTTAAAAACCTCAACGATTTTCCCATAACAATTAACATCAATAAATCCTACTTGACAAATTTCATCTATTGTACTATTAAACCAAAATAGATGTTCTTCTTTGTTAAGGAAACAATCATTGTCTTCATCAAAAAGATAATTATTATTGGTGCAATATTCTTTAGATTTTAAGACAAATAATTTACCTGTGTTAATTTCTGAATTTATTTTCATACAAACATCTCGGGATATTGTTCTGAGAAATATTCATTAGCTGAATCATAGCCGTGGTTTTGTACATCTTGAACAGTGCAAGTAGCTACAATATATTTATTAGCCATTTGTGTAGTGAACTGATTTCTATCTTTTACGATAATTGCTTCTCCGCCTGCTACACCACCCCAATAAAGATATACTTCTTTATTGGCAGCTAGAACAAAATCAGTTTTTTTGGGTACTTTTTTCATACGTTATATCCTTAATAAATAATTCAGTATTTCCAGATTTAAGAACTTTCTCGCCTAAATATCTGTATTCTCTGTTAAATTCTAATATCTGTTGTTCTAATGTGAACGCTTCGCTACCATCTTTGAAAATATCAGTCTGTATAATCTCATATTCTTGTCTATAGAATCTTTTCTTTAAACTTTTTTCTATTGATTCTTTATATAAAGTAACACCGATTTTATATAAATCTTCGTTATTCAATCCTTTAATTTTTATATAATATAAGATTGTTTTCTTACCTCTATAAAATTCTACACCTCTTAAAGAATAGTTACGTTTACATCCACAGCCCATTCCTTTTAGCACATCCATTGGTCTACCTAACCATTCATTATTACAGTAACACTTATGTAAAATTTTAGTCCTTGATTTAATATAAGGTTCTAATGGTATTACTTTTATATCTTTTTCTTCTAATTTTTCTAGATACCATTTGTTTGATTTAATTTGGGATAAACCATTAATACACCCACACTTTACCCCTTTTATTATATCGTTTGGGGTAATAAACCACTTATTTCCACATATACATTTATGTAAAATCTTTGTATTAGAGTTAATATACGCCTCTAATGGAATAACAGTTATTTTGTTTTTTATAAGCTTATTTAAATACCAATTATTAGTATTTGGTTTAGCCGTACCTTTACACCCACATAAAACACCTCTTAATATTAACTTAGGCATAACTTCCCATTCATTTCCGCATATACATTTATGTAAAATCTTTGTATTAAAGTTAATATATGTCTCTAATGGAATTATATATATTGACTTATTAATTAATTCTAATAAATAATCTTCTTGCGTTTTCTTCTTAGGCATTTTTATCCTTATAATATATTTATAAAAATACGAAATACTCCTCATATTCTGCTTTAGTACCTAATTCTTCAGCGAACCACCCAATATCAAATCGACCTATTTCACCTTTATTCAGATACATATTATTGCCAGTTTCAAGTATCTGACAATCCCATAAGGTTTCTGCTACTTGTTTAACTGTATATACCAATGTTTCATTATCACCTATTTCTAAGCGATAAACTCGGTTGTTTTTAATATCCATTTTATCTCTTACTGAAAGTAAGTATAACCTAAGTAACTTAAAAATAGTGCTAGTGTTAATGCTTTGTTGTAAATGTAGTTCATAAGAACTCCTTCTTTTATTTTAGTTTTTATTAAGATGATAAACTTAGTTACCATCACGACCTGATTCTGATACATCACCTCTACGGCGAGGCATTTGCATTGCTATTTGTAATGCTGTTAATTTCATGTTTTATCCTTTATATACTATATTATACCATGTTTAACATTAAACCGAGCTTAAATTTGAAAAGAATTTAATATATTTTAATACTAGTTTAATCTTAATTAGTTATAATAGTATATGAAACAAGTTTTAATGATACATGAGTGGGACGATAAATTCTACGATATGAAAGATACCTTAGAAAATTTTATCCTCAGCTTCGATGATGGGCTAGTGAGCCAGTATAGAGCCCTAGAATTCTTGAAAACTCTCAGTACAATAAAAATATTTTTTATTTCTACTGCAATTATCAGACCAGAAACAGTACAAGCTTCTGAAGAATTTATTAAATGCTCTGATGCTCATATCAATGCTTTTACAGGCGACTATAGTGATTATATGAGTTGGACTGAAATTAAAGAAATACAAAATTCTCCTTTCTGCTTCATTGGTGGGCACGGTCATAATCATCTGAAACTTTGGGAAACTAAAGGACTCAGAGAAAGATTTACTCTAATTAATCAAGACTGTAAAAAAATGTTCAGCGAATTCAAAAAGCATAATATAAAGATTAAAGATTTTTGTGAGCCATACAATTATATGTGTGAGATTCAAAGAGGGATAGTTAAGAAAAATGGAGTCACTAAAATTTATGATGGCTCTAGAAAAGCAATAGAGGATTTAATATGATAGCTATAATTGGATATGGGTTTGTGGGTCAAGCTGTTCACAGTGTAATTAAACATGATGAAGTAATAATAGTCGACCCTAAAAGAGGTACTACAACTAAAGATGAAAGATTCCAAGATTTAATTGCAGAAAAAGAAGGATTCGGTGGAAGTAGAATAAAAACTATAATAGTTTGTGTGGGAACACCAGAAAATTCAGACGGTAGTTGTAATATATCGCAATTCTTATCTGTATATAAAGATATAAAAGATTTTAATGGATTAGTATTAATTAAAAGTACTTTACCAAAAGAGGCAATTCCCCCAAATTTTAATTTCGTATATAATCCAGAATTCTTGAATGCGAATACAGCAGTTAATGATTTCGCTTTACAGGATTATATTGTGTTAGGTGGAGATATAGATTTTATCAGAAAAGCTAAAATGTTTTATAAAAGTGATACTATATTAAATACAGCAGAAATTGAATTTGAGTGTACTACTAAAGAGCTAGCATCAGATTTTAAATACATCAGAAATATCTACTCGGCTTATAAAGTTTTATTCTGGGAATTTGTACAAGACCGTACGGGTAATGCTCGTAAGCTTGCTCAGATGTTAGAGAATATTCCACTAGGTGAAAATACTCAAGTTGGTATGGATGGAGTTAGAGGATTTGATGGAGCTTGTCTCCCAAAAGATTTAGCATCTTTTGAAAGTATCAAAAGTCATGAATTAACGAAATTCATGATAGACTATAACGATAGCTTATATAGAAGCAGCTAATTCTTTTAGTTGTTTCTTAGATAAAAACTCTATTAAATCATCTAGTGTTTCTATATCATTTCCATCATTATAATAAATATCAAATTCGTATGATACATAATCCCAAACCTTTTGTTCGTTATCTTCGCTTTTTTCTATAAAATCGTATATAGTATCTACATCAGATTTCTTGTTCTCAAAAATTGATTTAAATGTCATAGTGTTCCTTTTAGTTTATTTATAGAAAATGCTCTGGGTATTCTTCCATGAATTTTGTATAATCATTATAAAGATATAAAATTTCTGGAAACAATTCTTTTACTGTTTCTACTTTTCTTTTAATTAAAGCATTCTGGACTTCTTCTACAGTCTTGTAAATTTCTTGTCCAGCCATGACTGCAAGTTTTTTAGAGTTTCCGCTATGAAAATTCTGGCCATTCTTATCTAATTTATAAGGTGTATCCCAGTAATATTTCTTAGACATTGAAACGGCTTTAAAATAATGACTAGGCTCATCTTCCTCTTTATCCAGCACATAAAACGGAAGTTCAGGTATTAAAAGCTCCGCTAAGCCTTTTCGGTTTTTGTATGTACTGATTTTAACAATCATTTTCTCTCCAGTGTATAACCCGTTTTACCTTCATACGTAATTTCAAAACCGTTTTCTTTATATTCTGCTAGTTCAACTTCTATAGTAGTTTTGTTATAACTTCTTTGTACTTTAGAAACACTTACTCTATCTGGTAAGCACGCAAATTCTTCTTCTTCAGATTCTGTCATATATTCTTCTTCATCTGCTGCAATTTCTTCTTCTATTTCTGCCTCTAATCCCATTAGATACTCAATCGCTTCGGCTGTGCTATCAAAAAAGTCATCACCCTCATGCGTACTTGTTCTATATTGTATTCTTATTTCCATTATTAATCCTTTATATAATAAATTGCTGCGAATTCCTCTTTAGTAAAATCCACTTGGAATTTTACGTCTTGAACTTTATCCCAGAAATTCTTAATATTTAAACGCTTTTTTGCAAGCTTCTCAATATTAATTTTAATTGGTTGCTCATCATTAACATAGACTTCTAATTTTTTACGATTAAAATCTATATAACTATAAATCTCAAAGTTATCATCTGGTTTACATTGCATTGTGATTAAATCAATGTTTAAATCTAGTTGTAATTGTTTCATTACATTCCCTCCATTAATATATTGTAATACTCTACACTCAATAATTTAGAAACAGGTGTAGCACCATTAGTAACTGTAATTTCTTCTACTATATCTAAGACTTCAAATAACTTCTCCATCTCCTCATCACTTAACTTTTCGATGTCTTTAACATCTATACTTAATCCTTGCATTTTAATCCTTTTGTTATTTATACGTAATATTCAGGGAATTCTAACTGGTTAATTTCTTGCTTAACGAATTTCCAATCAAATTGATATCCATCTAGTGTTTCTAAAAGTCTTACACTTATCATTCTACAGTTTAATAAACCTTTTCCCACTAGGTGTTTGTTTATTACTATTCTATGGTCTGATTTCCAAAAATGTGCACTAATTGATGCTGTACAATACTTATCCATAAAATCTTGGTCTTCTAGTAATACATCTACTGTTTTCATTTTAATCCTTATATATAATATTCAGGGAATTCTAACTGGTCCCCTTTTACTATTAAATTGTATGGTCTATCCCACGGAAACCCATCCCTTGCTAGATTTACATTATGTTCAACTATCTGTTCGTACGTTATATAAAACCTTGGAAGTATGCCTAAGGCCACTTTCTCCACTGGACCATCAAACATATTACAGATTATAGCTCTTGAATGTAAACCATTTTCATCAATTTCTAGGACTCTATAAGTCTCTTCAATATAGTCCATCATTTTTATTTTGATTCTGTAAATTACATCACCAGGTTTGATATTATTAATATCTGTAGGGGTATAAAAATACTGGTGATATTGGTCCCATTCTTTAATCATACAAAATACTCAGTATCTTCATCCTTAGTATAAATCTCTTCTATCTGCTCAGCTACAATGTCATGCCAATATCCACCTAATGGTTTATTAGGTTGTATTGTATGTGAGCCAGTGCGAGATGCTTTAAAAGTTGTACCTCTTAGATTATCTGGTAATGAATTTCCAGAGAAACACTTAATCTTTTCTTTACGGACTGTAATATATACAATAACATTAAAATCTAAAGCTTGCAATTGTTGTTCTGTTGGGTTTTTAATCATACTATATACTCTGGAAAAAAGTTTTTCATGTAATCATTTAGACCTTGATAATATTTGTTATCTATTTTTTCTAAAGGAACTGAAAATTCTACTGTATGAAAATCGAAAACACTATCCTTATCATGGTTAATATTATAAACTAGTCCAGAAATATCTGCTGCACTCTCGTCAAAATATCCAATATAAAGTGATTGTCTATCATAAGATACTACTTTATCTTTAGTAGAATCACCAGTATCTAAGAATCTCTTAATATAAAATTCTTGGTTATTAAAATAATCATCATACTCATCACAAATTAATTTGAATTGATTAAACATATCACTAAATGTTTTAGCATTAAATTCATCTCTATGATTATCTGTTTTAAAAATGATATTAGAATTTTTCTTACGTTTTGATGTAAGCAATTCAAAGAAATTTACTGAATTAATATTTTCAACAAATCTATCAAAATATATTCTACCATATCCCTTAAATGTTTTGCTATGTCTTTCATCATACTCTGGAAATGTTAAACATTTCTTTTGGTAATCGTAAATATTTCTAAGATTTTTTGCCTTATTATTAATCATATAATTTACTTGTTTAACAGCATTAGCAAGCTCAATAATCTCAGGGTTACTTAAACCACCTTCAAAATCTCTATCAAATAAATGAGCGTACTCTTTAACGTATTTATTATAAGTGTCTAATTCTTGCATTATTTTACCTCACAAAGATATTCAAATCCTGCTGATGCAACAATATGAATTTCATTTCCTACCTGGATTAAATCACCAACTGAAGTTGAACGACATTTAGGATTATAACAAGTTACATCTGCATTATCTCCCCAGAAAGTATCGAATGAATTTGTAAGTTTAAATGAATTTCTTAAGATCTCATCAGTATTACCAGATACCAGGACTCTAGCAACTGTATTATAACCTAAGTTTAAATAACCCTCAAAGGCTAATGATTTAAGTTCTAATCTACTTCCAGCTCCGTTTATATCTCTACGGATTGTATCGTTAAAATGTAATATTTTAGCTTCCATAATTTATCCTTCTTTTCTTTATATACTATATTATACCATGTTTTACATTAAACGGAGCTTAAATACCTTAAGTTTTAAAAAGAATTAGAGGATTCAGAGGATTAATAAACCCTCTGATTATTATAAGTTACTGCTTTAAATTGATATAACAATAATGAACGGAAAGCATACTTGTGAGAATTTGCTAGGATATTTTTAGTCCTTCTAAATTCGGCTAGCATTTTACCAGTATTAGTAATCCCGAAAGTTACACCATACTCATTCATAATTCTGAACTCTTTTAAATTACGTTCAATATTGTTAATATCTGTTGCTTTATATGATGCTCTACCTCTGATAAAATAGTGAAGTTCTTTAGCATTCCTAACTCTTCTGGTCATTTGCATAGAGTCAATCACTGATATAGTTCCTGAGTTATCATAGTGAAAATGATGTTTAATCTCAGCGAAAATACTTACACCAACTGTTAATGTTGGACTATACAGAATTGCATCATAAGGAATGGTTCGCATTTCTAGCGTTTTATAAACCCTGGGCTTATCTTTTGTGTCACCTGTTAACATTAAAACTTTATAACCGCGTTTTCTGAGTTTAGCTTCTAAATTAGTTAAGAATCTTTTCTCATTGCTTGACACTGAGATTAAACCTTTACCAGTTTCACGAACAATCTTAGCCTCAAAATTTGGTTTATCTGAGTACTCAATTACTTGCAGCTCTTCTCTAAACTTGTTATAAATTCCTAGAGTTTTCCCATGAAAAGGAAAGTTAATAATGAAAGCATCTAATATTAAGAACTGCTTAGTTTTTAAGGCTGAAAAAGTATTCAGGTTATCGTTAAATCTTTCTTCTTTACCTTGATAAGTATCAGTCATATATAAAATTAGTGATGAGACCTCATCTAAAATAACAACATCAAAATCATCTGGATTATAATAAAATAACGAGTCAAATTGTACAACAAGATTATCACCTTTATTGTACTCTCTTTTCTGATAATGCTTAAGTCCATATTGAGCATATTTGTCAGCTATATCGTGAGAAAGTGAAACCCTATTTGTAATAAACAGTACACTTTTATTTTGTGTGTTACACTGTTTAATTGTCTCTTCAATAATGTTAGATTTTCTTGTAGCCATTGGAGACTTAACTTTTAGTATATTATAATTTTCTAGGAAACAACTTACATCTTTTGAATGAGCAGTTAAGTCTTGTGTATCGACCTGAATCTGATAGAACTCCTGCTCGTCAGATTGTAGTAAATCTGTCATATCTTGGTCACACTTAATTTGCCATAATTTTTTATGTTCTTTAAGTTTCGTGATTTCAGAGAAAGCATCAATTGATTTCCACTTATCATGGTGATGCAATTTATATGGGTAATCACTGTACCAAAACCATGAGTTATCATTTTGATATTCTACTTGAACAGCTTTTCCAGTGTTTGTAATAAAATTTGCACCTTTTGCTTCAAAATATCCCATACATAGGTAGATTATTTCGTCCATTTCATTCCTGCCTGTTTATATTATTATACTATAATATTATTAGACCGAGATTAAATCTCAGTATCTTTTTTCATTTCTTTATAACCTGCCCAGAATATTCTGGCACCAATTAATACAACATCTATAATGAAATACACTACAGTGTAGAATAAAAATAATAAAGCCATATCAAAATATACTTTACCAAGAAATAATCCAGTAAATCCGAATACTGCTGCTAGTAATAGTGGGTGAAATTCTAGTTTACTAAATCCCCATTTTCTTTGCCACGTTTCTTGATATTGTTCTTTCACTATTTCTCCTTCAATTTTAGGTGTAATTCTTCTACTGGTACAGCACTGAAACAACTTCCGCAATTCCAATCATAAATTGGATTACTTGATTTTCTCTCAAATGTTTGATACTCTACGATGCCGTGACATTGAGGACAAACAAATTTCGCCTCTTGGTCTTCTTCATCGTGGTCTTCAATATAAACAATATTTAATTCCATTAATGTTTCCTTACTGCTATTTCGAGCACTGTTGCATACGCTCTTATTTTTGTTTCAAATACTTCATAATCTTGGTCTTCAACTGTAATCAAGTCTACATTACATAATAACATTGCATCATTCTTATTATATTCGTAATCTTCTAAGATTAATTCTCCACTTGCATCCGTGTAATCATATATTTTAACTATCATTATACGTCCGATGCAATTGCAACACCAAGGAAAGTTAAAAATAAATTAATTCCTATTGCAAGAAATCCACCGAAAAACATTAATAATGGTGCCCATAAGACCCACCAACCAATCGCAATTAAACCTGTAATATTCAATATTAATAATATCACGAAAGTGTATGCTGCTAAACTTATTGAAACTGCAGAAACCCAAGTTAAGAAAGCCCCTAATAATACTAACATTCCACCAAATATTAATTTAATCCATTCATTCATTCTTTTTCCTTATACGAAATACTCTGGGTATTCCTCTTTTAATTTTTTTAATTCTAAGAGAATAGATTTAGTATATAACTTATCTTCATCTCCGCCGAGGTCGCTCCGGTTAATATCAAGCTCTATTTTTAAATCATTAATTTTATCGGCGATTTTATCTATACAGTGCATATTAACTCCTTGTACTATTATACTATAATAACTTTAATCTAATATTAAATTTTTAATAAACAATTCAGTGTTACCGGCTTTAAGTACTTTCTCACCCAAGTATCTATATTCTCTATTAAATTTTAATATTTGTTGTTCTAAAACAAAAGCTTCACTTCCGTCTTTAAATATCTCCGATTGAATTAATTCATATTCTTGCCTATGGAATCTTTTCTTTAGACTTTTTTCTATAGATCCTTTATATAAAGTAACACCGATTTTATATAAATCTTCGTTATTTAATCCTTTAATCTTTATATAATAAAGGATTGTTTTCTTATCTCTATAAAATTCATTCCCTCTTGGTGCTTTTCTTTTACACCTGCCGCCATCAAATATTGCAAAATCCAGAGAGAAACTTTTTAAAGTATATTTCGTAATCCCCTGTAATTTTACATGATAGAAGGTTTCGCCCACTCTATCATTTAGGTATTTGACACCCTTGAGAGTTTGTAGCCGTCTCATTAGCTTTTAATAAATGTTACATTAACTACGAATGTTCCATCAACAAATCCATCTTTATTTTCAGGTAAAAATTGAGTTGCTTCATAAAATTCACCCATCATTTCACCGATAGTTTCACCATCATACTCACCATAAAAAATAGGTTGTTCTTTATTGTCTTGAGTCATTTGGTTTTCCATAGCAACTTGTGCTAATCCATCATTGATACCTTCGGCTAGTTTTTGAAAGTTATTAAAGTCTTCATCAGTCTCTAATACTTCTACTTCAACTCCGTTTTCTACTATTTCGTTTTTCATTTCATCTCCTTAAGATTAAATTAAATGCTCTGGGAATAATTCTGGGATTATTCTCTCGGCGATTTCAGGTGTAAATTCATATTTTGTATCATGCTTAACTTTAATAGTTAATCGTGAATTTGAGATTGCTCTCTTAGGTGAAAATACATAATAAGTACAATCAGTATTATCCAAATAATCGATACCAACTAAATAATGCCCATTCCAATTTTTGAAAAAACTCTTATCATAATTCATTGAAATAATTTCTGTATTTCCTACGTCTTCAAATTTCTCTCCGAACTATTCAGGCTCTATCATACAAAGTGACATTAAATCTCCTATAATATATTTTCTTCTTTATACAAAGTAACTAACACCGCTTTTATAATTACATGAAAATCATACATTTCATAATCATCTATTTCATAATTGTGAGGTATTTTTTCATCATTTATTAAATAATGATTTTTTCTTAGGTAAAAAGAATTTACTCTTTTTACATGTTCAGGAATACTTAAAAGTATTGTTTTCATTATTCTCCTTAAACAAAATATTCTGGTCTTTCTTCTTCTAATCTCCCTAAAACACTTTGGTGACTGAATAAGAACTCTTTGAATGTAAATTGATTTGTAATTTCTGGCTTCTTATCTCCCATAAAACCACTATCATATCCTTCTAAAGAAATATTATATTCATAATCTAAATCTTCACCATTGAATGTTTTCAAATCTGAAATTTTAATACCTGGCATTCCATCAACTTCTATATTATCTGTTTCCATAACTGCACAAATAATATCAAAATCTTGGTCTTCATATTTGTAATTTACAAGAAATACATCATCTACTTCTAAATCACTTAATTTATTTTTCATATTATCTCCTATACGAAATACTCTGGGTATTTCTCCTGATAATATGCTAATCGAGTTAATATCTCAGGTTTAATTGTACGAATTCTTGTACCATCTGAAGTTTCTTGCATTGGACCTTCTAGTGCTTCCACATAGTCTTTAGCTTCTTTTAAGCCTAGCCCTAAGATACTTATAACTTCTTTAATAGCCTGGATTTTCTTCCCCAATTTAATTTCTTTAATAACAGCTAATATCGCTTGCAAATCTCCAGCAGGAAGTCTATCAAAATCTTCAGTTAATTCTTCATAAATCTCTGGGTATTTATTCATTAGTTGAGTTGCTACAAATTTATTTTGTTCAGCATTAAATTCTAACATTATAGTTCCTTCCAAATTTCTCTGAACTCTCTTTTTAAGCGAACGTGCATTTCTTTATAAAAATCATTACCTCTAATTCCTTCTGGAATATCATCTTCAAGTGCTTGATATATTTCCGGATATTCTCTTTTTAATGTATCAATTTCATACCAAGTATCTGACATTTCTAAAGAAATTTTAGCTTCTTTTTTGCTTAATTCGTGAATAGTTGCTAATACTGATTCATTTTCTTCAGTATCTTTAATCTCTTGAAGTTCATCTAAAGCCATTGTTTTATCTTCAGAAGCTAAATCTAAACTGTTATACAAAGTAAGTCTTAGTTCGGCCATCGTACGCTCCATTGACCAATCATATTCTCTTGCTATTTCTAAAGTAATTTCAAATCCTAACAAAGTAGGTGTGTTATCCGCAAATAATCTTTCCATCTATTTACCCATCCCATTATATGAATCAATTTCAGCTTGTGTATAAACTTCTTCTTCTCGATTTTTACGAAGTTTTTCTTCAAGTGCTTCAATTCTCATTTGTAATTGAGTTTCTCTTTCTAACATAAGTTTAGAATTTTTAATAATTACTTCTGCAACTGCTTCAATAGTTTTAGCAGTATCTTCACTACTATTACAATTATCAATGATTGCTATATTTAATTCTGTTATCTCAATTTTAGTTATTTCTTTAATTGTCATTTAATATCCTTCTTTTCTTATATACTATATTATACCATGTTTAACATTAAACGGAGCTTAAATTCCAAAAGAATTAGACATAATATTCAGGATTATCTTCTAAAGTATATAATTCTTCAATAGCCCATTTGCCTACAGGTTTTGTAATATTTCCAAGTTCAGTTTTAATTATTATTATAGTACCGTTTGAGCCTTCTTCAACTACTTCATATATTTCACCAGTCATTGCTGGAGTAACACCTTCTAAAGCATTTGTAAAAGGCTCTGGAAAGAAATTATAAGTTACTCCATCGAAATCATAGTTCTTTTTGAAATATTCATGAGGGTGCAGTTTTACTTTATCTCTTTTATTATTAAGTTTCAGATGTGTGTTACCAAATCCATGTTCATTTTTAATCATACGAAATACTCCGGGAACTCATCACGTTCAGAATTTAAACAAAGAAATTTTAGGTACTTTGGGTTTATTGCTTTTCTTTTTTCGGTATCTAAAATAATGCCAAGTGCTACACCAGAGTGATTAGCAGATTCTTCATTTTCAAGTCTAACTAATATTGTTATTGAATCTAATGATTTAAGTTTCGCTAATGTTTCGTTATAGTATAAGTAAATCTTATAATCATACTCAGGCACTTTTACGGGGTCATTTATTATATCTCCAAATGTCATTTCTAAAATTTCATTTCCCATAATATCTCTTATACAAAATACTCAGGACAATCTTCTCTAAATTGTTCTAAAAAATTATTAATTGCTGATAAATCTTCGTGAATAATCATATTGTTAGCTTCATCAGCTCCATAATTAGTAACAGTATCTTTCCAACCTCTTATCACAAAATCATTACAAAGATAATCTAGGTTAGACATATTAACGTTTTTATCATCTAGGTTAGTTGTAACATACCAAAACTGTTTTTCATCGACACTGAAACTATTTATTTCTGGTCTCATACAAAAAACTCCGGGTGTTCATCTTTGAATGTTTGCACTATTTTTTCAAGTCTAGCAACATTATTATGAAATATATTCCAACCTAATCTCCATTGGTCAAGTCTTTTACCTGGTTCAGACGGTCTGATTTGACTATGCTCATTAACTCTGTTTTTATAATATCTTAGCTCTTCTGTAAGCTCTTCATAATTATCTTTTAATTCTTTATTTTTCATACGAAATACTCCGGGAAATCTTTATTTAATTTATTATATAAGTCTAAGTCAATTGCGACTTTATCGTAACAGTCTACTATCTGGAATTCTCCAGGATTATTACAATATTGGCGGATTTGAATTAAGCTTTTAACATCATGAATATTAGCATTTTCGAGTAAAGCATCTTTAGCATCATTTAATACTTTCATGTGCATATCAGCATCAAATGACATCTCTAATTCTTGTTCTATCATACGAAATACTCCGGGTAATTTATTTTTACATCATCAATAACCATATAATTATCTAAATCTTTTTCTTGAATACCAGTCCAACCTTCTGAATCTTTTACTCCACAAACTAAATTGTTATTTACTGAAATATTCTGTACAATCCAACTCTTATGGATTGCTTTATGTTTAATCAGATTTGGTATATAAACTATTTCAGTTCCTATTGGAAAATCTTCTAATTTTTTCATACGAAATACTCCGGCCATTCTTCAGGTGTTATTTCTTTAAGCTTATCTTTTTGCCACCAAGTTTCTCCACCGTATGTTAAATCTAGTAATTTAATAATATTCCAGTTATCTCTAAAATCTGTTACTTTATAAACTCTTTGATTAAATGCTTCAAGTTTAAATTCAACTAAATCACCTATTATTAAATCTGATAATTTTTTCATACGAAATACTCTGGTTCAGTTTTATGGTACTCATAATACTCGCCCATATCACCTTCAGATAATAATTTATATTTTCCATCTACTGTAAAATAACCTTCATCATCTTGTTTCTTTTGCTCAATATCATTTTTAAAAGCTAACTGTAGTTGAAAAATTCTAGCTTGTTTATAACTAGTAAAATATTTAGCGGGTGTTTTAACTCTCGCTTTTACAATATCACGTAAATCATACGGAAACATTGTACAAACATAATATTCTTTTGTCTCTTTAGATTCTCTCATATACTGCTCAGCATATGCAAAAGCTTCATCTAAGGAATTAAATGAATATCCCTCTGGTGGACGTTCTAAGAATAATATAGCTAAGTTTTTTTCTGTTGATGTTGTTTCTACTTTTAACAAAGTTTCTCCTTTTGAACCCATCATATTGAATACTCTGGATATTTTTCATGGAATGCTTCTATAGTATTGCAACCAGTTTTTTGTAAAACATAATCTTCACAAAAACTATAGGTGCTACCATAATTACTATAATTACCATAATTACCATAAACTGTATCGACATAATCAAAATCTTCATTATTTGATATTCCAGTATATTTCATAACGATTTGAATAGACCCTTCAGGTGCATCACCAAAACGATAGACTAAAAATTCTGGATTTCTTTTCTTTTTCATCTTTTTCCTATACAAAATATTCTGGAAACATTTCATTATATTCATCTAATGTTTTATAAAATTTATAACCATCTTGGTTAATATCTGTTTGACGTTGTGTTTTGTACCAACGACTTTCAACTAATCCTGCAACAGTCATAGAATTCTTATTAATTTTTATGACTTCCCAATTTTGCGGTTTCTTTTCGACTTGCAATCTGTTAATATTAATAATAGTATCACCAACTTTAAATCTGCATCTAATACTTTTAGGTTTTTGTATTTTTTTGGGATTAGAAATTTCGTAATCAAAATTCTCTAATTTAGTTTCATAATATTGTATCATCATTATTATCCTTTATATACTATATTATACCATAACTTATATTAGTTCTAGGTTAAATTTGGATTAAATTATACAAAATATTCAGGATATTCATCAACAATAATCTGGAGTTTTTTCTGGAGCTTTTTAAGTCTCTTAGGATAAGTAGTATTATCAATTTCTTGTTTTAACTTTGAAGCTTGCCTTTCCCACTTAGTTTTACCCTTTATTTGTGCTGATAAATAACCCCAGGCATCATCATAACTCCATCTAGTATAATAATTGTGTTCTTTTTCTTCACGGGCTCTAGCTTTCGCTAGATGGTCAAAATCTTTAGCCATTATTTATCCTTATATAAAATACATAGCATAGTGATCTAACATATATTCAGTAAGTTCACTATCTTTATTGTAGTCTTCTCTAACATTTCTTAAAATATTTTCTTTAACAATATTTTTATAAAGTTTATCATTCATTGCTTTATGTAACATTGTTTCAGATATTCTTTCATTATATTGATTAAAGTTTTTATATTTTAACCACTTAGCCATTATTTTAACTCCATTGCCATTTGTTTTTGTTCTAATGCTCTTTCAAGAGTATCAGTTTCTTTTTCTTTACCTCTAAGTTTATCATATCTTGGATGTGATAACGCTTTAAAATCATTTCCAGATGCTTGTGTAATATCGTTACAAACCATTGACATAACTTGTCCAATAACAAATTCTCTATTTTCATGAAAGTAGTCTCTATCTTTTTCTGTTAATGATGTAACACCAACTGAACCTTTGATAGTACCTTCATCATTCTCAAAATTAATTCCTGAGAAATATGCTTCATTTTTAGAACCTTTATTACCAGCATTAAATCCGGTAATTCTCATATCTAATTCAATAACAAGTTTAACTTTTAATTGTTTTTTACTGTTACCATCTTTGTGAGTCATATCGTGAGCTTTAATAACTGTACCTTCGTCACCTCTTAGAGTAACTTCTTGGAAATGCTCATAAGCTTCAGTCATGTTTTTAACAATTCTGTATTCAATAAGTTCAACATTTGCTAATCCACCAGGGATATTTTTGATAGCATGTTCTAATAAATTAAATCTATCTTCATAATGACTTAATGTTCCAGCTTTTTCTGCTTTCTTAATTTCATCTTTAGTCATAGCATATTCTTGAATAGGTATCATATCCCAAACAGTAAATAAAACATCGTCATGTGGAATATCATCAGAATTAATAAGACCATTACCTTTTGAACGGTCTTGTTCGCCTCTTAAAGTCATTTCACCAATATAAACATAACCCTCAAAAGGTATAGTTTTTAATTGTGCTTCGATTAATGGAAATGAACCAGCAATACCTGGTCTTGAAGTAATTTCAACATCTGTACCATCAACAACTGCTCTACGGAATGTACCATCCATTTTAACTTCACTGTATACTTTATTTTTGAAGTTACCATCTTTATCAACTGGCATATTTTTAAGAATATTTGCTTTAGTACCAATTTCACATCTAGTGTATGGAGGACGAGTACATTGTAATCCTTTATCGACTATCTTATTAAATTCAGTTTTACCAAATCTAATTTTTAGATCTCTATCCAAAATTCTTTCGATAATGTAGGCGTTATCTTCAGATATAGAACTTAAAATATTATGTATATAATCAAGGGCAGCATGTCCACTATATGTTCTATCAGCTAATAGTTCTAAAGAAGTCAGAGCCCATTGCAAATCCTGTTTGTTAGAACATTTATACTCTGGAATATTTTTTAAAGTTATCCCATAAGTCCATTTAACTTTATCTAATGCTTTTTGAAACACTTCAATTAATTGTAAGTTATCTTTATGTTTTTCTAATACAATTTTTTTATCATTCGTCGAATTTGTTTTATTAAATTCATCTAGTATCTTTTTTATCATTTATTAATCCTTTATATACTATATTATACCATAATTTACATTAATTCTAGCTTAAATTAAAAATATATTTATGCTCTTTTCCTAAACATTTATGGTTTTGTTTGCCTAAAGAACTTAATTCTTTATTACAATCATCACATCGTACTTTATATGCACCTTTTTTCCAACCATTTGTAATATATTCATCTAATAAATTTTCATCTATTGTTGTATTCCTATTATTTTTATAAACCCTTACTTTGCCTTTTGTCGATTTACATAGATTACCTTTTATCCAACCATCTTCTAAATATATATTAAGTTCTAATTTATTAATATATTTAACTATATTATCTTTATTAACATATATATAATTACCTTTAATATCTTTTTTAATTCTCCCCGTATTCCAAGAAGAATATTCTAGGTAAGTTTTAATATCCATCCCGATATAATCAGAAAGAATTTCCATCTCATCGTAATCGTAAATAACAACTGAAAGTTTTTTATCATCATATCTAAATTTTTTTTCGCCCTCTTCTGAGATTTGTTCCCGTTTTGGTAACTCTAATTTGCTCAGTGTACAGGGGTTAAAATCCCCTGAATCTAAAATTCCAACTTTAGACATTACGCAAATAGCTTGTCGTAATAATGTTTAGTAATTCTTGAGTAAGTGTTACCAAGCATACCAATAATTTTATTGAAAACATTTCCAAGGAAATCTCCAATTATATAGTTCACAATACTGAAAGGCCAGTAAGCAATCCAACGAGCGATTCTATTTTTCTTAATCATCTTTTGAAAGTGACTTAGAGGTAAATCTGTAGTCGTGTAACCGTCAATCTTAGCTTGAGTAATTTTACCCTTGATAGTTCTTGCATAATTTAATACACTCCAAACTGAACCAATTGCTAAGTAATAAATCGTAAATAAAATTGATGCTCCAATTGTAATCTGACCCCAAAGTGCCCATGTAATTAATCCTAAGATTCCAACAAATAACCAAGTTTCATTACCAATATCTGCATCATTACTAAATGCTATACTTATTAAAATAAGTACCACAATCCCAATTGACCAATACCAAGCTAACCCTAAAACTGTTGCAAGTAAAATACCTACTCCTGTAAATAATTCCATTCTTTCTCCTTAAATAAAATTCTCAGGGAATTTCTCGCGAAATTCTTCCTGATACTCTGTGTTCTTATACATCGCTTCAATCATTTCATTGAATTCATCTGTATAATACCTACCTGTGTCCTCCTCTGCTCTAATTGTACCATCTTGCTCAGTTCCATATTTCACAAAAGGAAATATTTCCCAATAAGCTTTGCCAACAATACCTAAGGCATCTTGAGTATCATAATATATTGAGAAATTAATTGGACCTTTTTCGATATTCATTCTTAACATAGCTCCACCAAAAGCTGGGACTACACTAATTCCATATCCAGGTTTTAGTTTAAGAGCTGGCATATCATGTGAATGTTCTCTCCACTTTTCATCTTCTTCTATCTTATAACGTTTACTTAATTTATCAAATCTATCAGCCATTATTTCTCATTTGCTTTTATCCACTCTTTCATTTCAGTATTTTTCTTTATTATCCTTAAAGCTAGATAATTATTCATTCCATATTTCATAGAAAAGAAAAATAATTTAAATGTAGGCACTAATAACATAAACGGAAAGAATAAGGCTTTATCTTCTGGTGTTCCTGAAATATTCTTAGGGACTAATTTCTTAAGTTCGTAATATTCTGCATGTAATGTTTTTAATACAGTAGACTCAGCCATTAAGTCTATAGCATTACCATATAACATATTAACTATCACATTTAATATCGATATTAATATAATAAAAACATAAGCTAATATGTTCACTGCATATCCGATTCCAATAATTTCTAAATAACCCATTTTAATCCTTTATATCTTTAATAAATAATTCAGTATTACCTGATGATAAAACTTTTTCACCTAGGTATCTGTATTCTCTATTAAATTTTAATATTGACTGTTCTAGTGTGAAAGCTTCACTTCCATCTTCGAATATATCAGTCTCTATAACCTCATATTCTTGTCTATAGAATCTTTTCTTTAGACTTTTCTCTATTGAATCTTTATATAAAGTAACACCGATTTTATATAAATCTTCGTTATTTAATCCTTTAATCTTTATATAATATAAGATTGTTTTCTTATCTCTATAAAATTCTGCTCCTCTTAAAGAATAGTTACGTTTACATCCACAACCCATTCCTTTTAGTACATCCATTGGTCTACCTAACCATTCATTATTACAGTAACACTTATGTAAAATTTTAGACTTAGAATCTATATAAGGTTCTAATGGTATAACTTTTATATCTTTTTCTTTTAACTTTTCTAGATACCATATGTTTGTATTATTTTTTGGGCCTAATACACATCCACAAAGACTTCCAGAAAAAATTACATCTGGTGATGTTCTCCACTCATTTCCACATATACATTTATGAAGAATTTTATTACTGCTACCTTCATATATTTCTAATGGTATAACTTTTATATCTTTTTCTTTTAACTTTTCTAGATACCATTCATTAGTATTGTTTTTTCGCCCAGTAATACATCCACATTTATGATTATTCAATACTATATTTGGCTTTACATCCCACTCATTCCCACATATACATTTATGTAAAATCGCAGTCTTAGAAGCTGTATACATTTCTAATGGTATAACTTCTATATTTTTATATTTTAATTTTATCAAATAATCTTCATGTGTTTTAATTCTCATATAAATCCTATATTATTGGTATTGCTACACCAGTTAAACTGAATAACATAATATTTATAAAAGCAAAAACTATAAAATACTCTGCATTTGTTTCTGTGTAGTCCTCATCTAAATCCAAATTTGGAAAAATACCTTTAGCAGCTTCTAACGGAAATGAACTCCCATATCCAGCAATATGTAAAACATCTTTATCCATAGAATCTCCTACATTATTTCCACCTTCAATATAGCACTTATGCTCTTTTGTTAGTGTATCAAATGCTAATACAATTCCACCTTGAGAAAACCAATAGGCTTCAATATAAACAATATTATTTTGTAATGTATCAAATCTTTTCATTTTTTCTCCTATACCATATATTCTGGATATTCTTGATTTAAAATATTTACCAGTTTCTTATTTTCTTCCAGCTCATCTATACTATCACAAACAGGTTCAAAAGCACAACCATCACAACCTTCCGCTCCAATTATATTACAAAAATTATTACGATGAACATAATATTTTCCATCAATGAACTCTTTAAATCTAGGTCCTAAAAATCCTTTTAAATCCTTTAAGTTTTCTAGTAATTCCATTATACAAAATATTCCGGTGATGTAATTCTTAAACTATCAATAATATCTTTTTGGGTAATTTTAATTTCTTTACCTGATGATGTCACCATAGTTGTGAATGATTTACTCTCGATATTAAGTTCAGCATTAAGTTCATCTTTAAGTTTCTTAGCTTTATGATCTAACAATTTTTCTTTTAAGAACATTACTTTAGCAGCTTGTTCTCTATTAACACGAGTTGTAAATGTCTTTCCACTTTTCATAATGTAATCGAATTTAACAGCGTAAGCACCATTTGCAATCCAAGTTTCAATCTGAAATTTATGAGCGGCACTTTTTTTAGCGGTACCTTTAAATTTAATATTATAATGGTCGATAACTAATGTATCAAAATTTTCAAACAGAATATTAATAAATCCATCTACTTGCTCTTTATGCTCATCTGTATATGAATAACTAGCACCCTTAGAATATTTGTCAATATTAGCTTGGGTTGGGTTAAAAACCGGAATAATATTAACTTTAATCTTAGGTGCTTTTACATTTTTAGGCATTGGAGGTCTAGATTTTATTTCTGGTAAAGTGTTATCATGCTCTTCGCTAAAATCTCCTTTAAGTCTATTCCAAATACTCTTAAACATAATCATGCTCTAAATGTAATTCTTCTAGTTCTTCTAAAAGATTTTCACATAAGCGAACAGTTGTTAATGCTGCTGTTCTTTCATTACATTTGGTATCATCGAAAGGGGCATAACCATCAAAAATTTCTTGATTATGTTTCAACATTGTTGTATATTTAACGATTTTTTCTTCAATTTTAGTTTTTGTCATTTTCAATCCTTCTTATATACTATATTATACCATGTTTAACATTAAACGGAGCTTAAATTTGAAAAGAATTACACTAATATTAAACTATATATTGGGGGTTGGCTTGTTTAAGTCCTTCAATAATTTCTGCTTCTGACCATTCACGGCCTTTCCAGAAAAAATAATTTTCAGATACTATTGTATTAGTAAATTGTTTATCAGCAACATTTACAGATACTGCATAATCAGTTTCTAATCCAAAATCTTGAGGTCGTTTCTGTTTCTTAAATTCTATAAATTCACTTTTATAAAGTTCTTGAACTAAGTTATCAATCAGTTGTCTTCTAATTTTTTCATCTTTGATTTCTTCCGGCAACTCACTCATAACAACGTCACTAAATCTCATTTCAACTTGTACTTTTTTAGTACCAACTGCATTATCTCTTTGATTATAACCTGGATATGGATTATTGGGTTCAAATGGGTTTTGCAACTTAAATGGGTTTGCATAAAGTTTACTCATTTAAATCTCCTACCATATAAAGTTCTAAACTTAAAATCTCTATATGTTTTTCTGATATTTTAAAATGGACTGTGCCCTTATAATACCAAGAATTAAACATTACTTCAGGCCAATTTGTAAGCTTACGGCTTACATTTCGCTCAACTTTATTAAACTCATTGAGTGTCATAGGTTTATCTTTCAAAATTAATGTCATGATAGATCCTCAAGCCACATCGCTTCTAATGTTTGAGATTTTACTAAATCAAGTTTAGCTTTTTTGGCTTTAATATCTTGCATTAATTTCTCTAAACGTTCTTTAGTTAAAGATAAAATATTCATATTCAGAAGATAATTATAACTGTCTTCTTGCTTTAATATTTTTTCTACTTTATCAAGGTCTTTAACAATTGCATCTTTTTTACGTTTATTAATAACTAGTTTCTCATCAACAATCATTTTAATGAATAAATATTTACTTGCATCAATATGAATATCTTGAGTGATTTTCTTAATTAAATAATCTTTACGTTTCTGTAAATATTTCATTTTAATTTCATAATAGTGCCAGAAAACCTCATTAGCATCTTTATAAACACGGATAGCATTATTCTCATCATTCAGTGTAAAGTTTTCTTTATCTGTAGTGATAAGCTTCAGTGTCTTCATAATATTTTCATCAGTTCTCTTAGAAAATGCAATATCAGTTCTAACTTTAAAAAGAAATGTATCAGCCTTAGTATCACATAAATCTTCGTAGTCTTTAATAGTACCAGCTTCTACAAGTTTATCTAGTTTCTTAATATAAGATTTATAACTTTCACCAATAGGCACTTCAGTAATTTCAATTAATGCTTTAGTTTTTCTAGTAAATTTTCCAGCAATCACCCATTGGTTTTCTTCTTCACCTGCAGAAATATCACCAGTCCAACCTTTATAGTATGGTTTATTCTTAAATGGTTTATTGGATTTGTTTTTACCTTCTAAATTATATTTAAGATACTTAGTAATCTCGTCTGGGTTACGAGGAAAAATATTAAATGAGTGGCCAGAACCTAAACCTTTCCCACCATTACATAGAATAATTGGAATATTAAAAGTTAAGAATTGATACTCAATGTCTTGACCTTCAAAATTGTAACGTTCTAGAACATTCAAATCTTCTTTATTAAAATATTTATCGAAATCTTCACCTTTACGAGCGAAAATATATCTTGATGCGGCCGCTAAATTATCCAGTCTACCACCAAAGTCACCCTTAGTATCAATAACAGAAATATTATTAGCTCCAACATAAGTAGTAGAATTATTTACAATAACTCCATCAATATTAGATGAACCACCTAGATATAAAGTTTTAAGAGCTGTTAGGCTCGAAATAACTTCTACTTTTTGCCACTTAGTAATATTCTCAGATAGTATTGTATTTAATACTTTATTAGCTGTAACTTTATATCCCATAATTGATGAGATTTTACTAAAGTTTATATAAGCTGCTTGGTCAGTAAACTCTTTATCAAAAAAATGTGTTACGTCTCTTTTTTTCATTGTGTTTCCTTTTTACAATTTTTACCGTTTTTGTGTCTTTTTAAATTACTAGTATCTATACTTAATCCACATAAATCGCATATAACTCTTGGTTTACTCTTACCTATGGTGCTTTTAGATATATTATCTCTGTGAGATTTTGGTAATTTAATTCCATTAGTAATACCTACCAAATTATTATTTAAATCAAATTCTTCTTTTAATATTTTAGTAACTTCCCCTGTAACCTTATTTCTTGCTACTACTAAACCTTTAGCTTCATCTGAAATTTTTTTCTTAGCTTCTTCGGAATGTTCTTTACCAAAAAATGGATTTAATTCTCCGAATCTAGCTGAATTATACATTGGATGATTTTCTCCTATGCCAAACCCTTCTCCACCTACAGTCATATTATAGCCTTCGCCATTAAATGTATCAAAGTAATCTATCCAATATATTTCCCTCTCACTTGCTAAAGTATTCTCTGCACATTCTAATAATTCAATAATAAAGTCACCTTTACCATATTTTTTTATAGCATTATGAAAATGTGTCTTCAAGCAATTTTCATTTAAACTATGCCATACATGTTCATCAAATCTTTTTAATATTGATTTGATAGTTTTACCTATATAAGATTTACCAGAGGTTTTAGATGTTACTTTATAAATATTGGATTTCATTATTTTATCCTTTTCATTATTTATAATTCCCAACAACCCAGACCTACATACTCATAATATCAAACTTATAATCTGCCAAATATTCTTTTCTTGGTGTTGAATCCCCGCCTAGCCAATTATCTATTGTCTTAGGTGCTATATTATCCAATGTGAATATTTCCATCATATTTTCTAGGCCATCTTTTGCAATAACTACCTCTAGTTCTTCTGGGTCAAAACTACCTAACCCTTTTTTATAGTCATAATTATAATTTTTAGATTTATTTTTCTTTTCAAATTCTTTATAATCATCGAAACTATAAAACCATTCTACAATCTTCTCCTTTTTATCTGTAGCTATTAAAAGAGGAGTAATAAATCTACGTACTCTACCTTCTTCAAATAAATTCTTACCAAATTTATATAATAGTCCAATAAGTTGACCAGTAATAAAATGTCCAGGTAAATCGAAATCGGTTGTGATAACAATATTATCAAAATTAATTTCATTTTGAACAGTTTCAGAAAATTTTAAACCTAGAATGTCTTTTAAGTCTAACATTTTTTTAGATTTAATAATATCTTTCATTGCCATATCATAAGCGTTTGGTGGAACACCAAACATTGCATAAAATCCATTACCTTGTCTACCTAAAATTTTAGAAACAGAGTTTGCTGCAGAGTCTCCCTCACAAACAAAACAATTTTTCCATGCTCCAATTGGAGGCATAAATTTTTCTGATTTAGGTTTCTTTTTACCTTTTCTATCTAACTTTTTAAGCTCTAAGTTTTTCTTAGCTTCTTCTTTAAGTTTAAAAATCTCAGTAATTGGGTCGATAATATCTGGGTTCTTTAAAATACGAGCAATGAACTTATCAAAATCTGTATTCTTAAAATAATCGGCTAATATAGAATTAGGTGTTGACATTTCAGATTTAGTTTGACCTTCCCAGTCAATATTTTTCATACCCTTCCCGATTAGAACTAACTGTAACTTATTCCTAATATCACCTGGTTTAATACCTTTGTGCTTTCTAATAAGTTTAGTTCTAATTCCAGCAACGATTTTATCCATAACAAAATCGATATGAGAACCACCCTTGTATGTCTCTAGCCCATTAATAAATGATACTTGTCTAAAATCATCCATTGCATTTGGCATGATACTAATAAAATAGTCATCTTGATTATCAGAAATATAATCAGTTTTAAATAAATCTAGAAATTTCTTTGGTGTATATTTAATAACTCTATTATTGAATTTAAAAGTAATATCAGGATATGTCAATGCTTGGATTAATGTATATTCATACATTCTATCTAAATGCTCTTCATCAATTTCATTAGTATCAAATAAGTTAAAATCTGGTTTGAATTTAATTTCAACTCCAGTTTGACCTGTTGTTTTTGCTTCATCAACTTCGTGAACGAAGTTATTATCTTTTGCAATAACAGTTACTTGTTTTACTCCATCATCTGAAATAACTTTAAAGTAAGAACTTAGTGTCGTACAAAGTTTAATACCAATACCATTTACACCTTTTTGCCCTTGACCTTTTACATCTTTAGCATAATTTGCAGATGTGTTATATTTACACATTGCTTTATATAAAACATATTCACCATTTGCTCCTATCGCTGATGAAATACCATAACCATTATCACGAATTCTAATAGATTTAGCATCTACATTAACTTGAATAAGATTACAACCACCTTTGATAGCAACATCGATAGGATTATCTAATGCTTCCATAAACAGTTTAAGTAATGCTGGGATTGTATTTGTTTCTTGTAATTTAATCTCGTCTTTTGAAATAGTAAAACGCTCTTTTTTCATTCTCTTCACTGAACCAGCAAGATTGTGCGGTCTGTTTACAATAGCCTCACGTTGGGTTTCTTCATAAATTGTTTCGGGTTGTAATTTCTTTAATGACATTCTTATCCTTTTACTTATTATATCATCTTAATATTAAATTTATATTAAACCAAATACTCCGGAAAAAATTCTGCAATTATTTCCATTTTTTCTATGTCACTTTGTACATTATTAAATACATACAAATCTCTTTTAACTAAATTAATTGCCGTTTTTAATTGTTGTTCAGTTAATCCTTGTAAAAAAGTAAGGAATTTCATTTCATCAATTATCATACAAATCTTTCTGGGTGGTCTTCTTCATTATAACATAAAGCTATAGATAATCTTTTAAAATTTTCTTGTGCTCGTTGTGCATCAGGGAAAACTCCCAAGTAATTAAAATTATTAACACTTACGGTAATTGTAAATTCATTTTTACTCATCATAGCAACGATATTATGATTTGGCGGAATAATTAATAATTCATATAAATTATTTTCTACCCTGTATGTTTGTAAATTTGTAAATTCAAAAATCATATTGTAGTCTCTGGGCGATATAGTTCAGAATAATGTTCAATATAAGCATGGTGAATAACCGATGCCTCAATATAATCGACTAATAAATAACTTTGTATACGTGCTCTCACATCACCAGCGATCATATTACATTCACCACTTTCTTGCAGTTTTTCCAGTTTTTTCATATAAACCATTGCTTCTACTGTACAAAAATCATTACCATTAATTTCATTAATTTTATCAATTGTTTCTTGAACAACTAAACCATTTTCAAAATCATTTGGGTCTTCTATAATAATATCAGGTCTATAGCCGTTCTCAAGTTCAAAAATAGCTAAGGCTTTATCAATATCAAGAAAACTTTTATAGTTCTTTTGCACTTCAGTTAACAATTCAAATTCAGTCATAGTATCTTTATAATCATCCATGTAATATCCTTCTTTATATACTATATTATAACATGTTTAATATTAAACCGAGCTTAAATTTATAAATAATTAAAGGAAAATTATGAAATCTAAACATTTTATTATAGAAGAATTAGTACCCGAAGATATTTTTAATAAACGCGGGCAGAGAGCATGGCAGTTAATTAATCCACTATTACTTAAAACAATAGATACAATTAAAGAAAAATTTCCAGATGGCTCAATGAGTATTAATACTTGGAAATGGAATGGCTCACGAGTAGATTCCGGTTTAAGAACACCTACTAGCCAATATTATTCTTCTACATCTCAGCATTCATTAGGAAATGCCATAGATGCAATTTTTAGTAAGTACAATGTTGAAGAAGTTAGACAATATATTTTAGATAACCCGGAAGAATTTCCATATATCAAAGGAATTGAACTAGGAATTAGCTGGTTACATATAGATGTTAGGAACTCAGATACTTTACTTAGTTTTTACTCATAAGGAATAAGATGACTAAATCTCAAAAAGAAGAGCAACGTAAAAAACTCGTTTGGTTAGCATTATTTGCAATGATTGCAGTAATGTTTGGATTAATGGGTTTAGTTGCTGTAGATAAAAGTGTAATAGATTTAGCAATGATAGCTGGAACATTTTTTACATCTATGGCTGGTATTATAGGTGCTAATTTATTTAGCAAACCTTCACAAGGAGCAGATGACAAATGAGTGTTATATTAAATTTATTAAAAGACCCTAAGGTTCTAGGTATTATATTTTTAATTGGATATATATTATACCAATTTACAAATATTTTGAGTTTAGAGTCTACTATTAATAAAAAAGATTCAATTATATTACTATTAAGAAATAATAATAATACATTAAATTTAAATGTTAGAGCATGTAAACATGTTAATAATAGTAATAACTATGTTATCAAAGACATGAAGAGAGATTCAATAGTGCTTAAAGGTTTTTATAATAAGAGTTTAGTATTAAAAGATAAATTAATACTAACATTAAGAAATGATATTAAAGAGCTTAAAAAACCTGTACAGTATCCTGAAACAATTGTGTATAAAGAGTGTAAAGTAAAAATCAAAACAAAGGTAGAAGATGAAGACAGTACTTTTAATATTATCAGCAATATTGGTAATTAGTTTTACGGGTTGTACAGATTGCCCAGAGCCGATAGAACCAGAAATTATTACAAATACAGTTTATATAAATCGTATATTGCCTACAATACAAGACAAACCGAAGTTTGTTCCTTATACAACTATTATGGTTAATTTTAATGGAGAAGATTATTACGCTATTCCAAGAATAGATGGAACTATTTTAAAGAATAATTGGTTACAATATAAAACTTGGGCTGAAGAAAATTACAGTTTATTGAAGAGTTTAGAAAATAATTCAACAGATTAGTAAGTTAGTAAGTTTTAAAAACTGCTAAACCTTCTTGAACTAATTGATTATTAATAGAAATTATTTCTTTATCAATAAATAAAGTTCCTAATAATCTACCATATTTACCACTCTTATCTTTATGTGTTGAAACATAAATCTCAGTAGCATTATTTAATTTTTCCCTAAGCCAGTCGCGTGAAATTAAACCTTCAGGTATTTCTTCACCGCGAATTTCTGGTGTGTCTATTCCATATAAACGAATAGATTTTTCAATATACATTTTCATACCTAAATCTATAATTGCAGTAACTGTGTCACCATCATAGATTTTAGTAATTTCTTTTATTTTGTATGTATAGAGATTTATTTAAGCATACCTCTAACGATAGAAACAATATAACCAAAGTTAGAACCTTTTCCAGCGGCTTTAGCCATACCAGCAGCTTTACTCCAAGCATCAGAAACTTCTTTTACAGAAACTCCGTACTCTTTTGCTAAGTCTTCTTTAGAAACACCTTCTTCATTAACTATACCTGAAGCAATATTTAATTTATCTAAATATTGAGTCATAATTGGGTTCTCTTGAACTTTTTCTTTAAGTGCTTGAAGAGCTAAATCTTCAAATTCTATATAGCTTCTACTTTGAGCAGCTTTTACTAAATCTACTTTTGACATGTTTGTCCTTTGTTTTAATTATTATATTTATAAATAAAATACTATAAGAGATGTTATAAATGTAGAAGCTCTTTCGACGGTCCTTCTACATTTATAATTTGACCGTCGAAGTCCTCTTATAATCTAAAAGGATTATAAAAATGAAAAAACTAATAAAATGGTTAATAGGCCCCTCTGGAAAAATAAATAGTAATAGGTCCAAAAGAATAACCGTACCTATTAAGTATTCTTGGTGTAATTCTAAACAAGAATATTATTTTGCTTTCAATAATAATTTAGTATCACCTCCTAAATGTAAGAAATGTAATTATAATATTGTCAAATTCAAATCATTCAAAAACGGATATAATATATTTTGTTGTGCTAGATGTAGGGAAAATGATAAAGATAAAATAAAAAAATCAAACGAACAGATTAAAATGACAAAATTAAGCAGGTATGGTGATGAAAATTATTGTAATGTAGACAAAATTAAAATGACAAAATTAAACAGGTATGGGGATGAAAATTATAATAATATCGAAAAATATAAAAATACTTGTTTAATAAAGTATGGCGTAAATAATATTAGTAAAATACCAGAAGTTAGAAATAAAGCAATGATAAAGACCAGAGAGACAAGAGAAAAATTAAATCATTGGGTTACTTTAGAAAATTTATCGTTATATAAATTATATAAGCGAGAAGTATATAGAATAACAAATTCTATGAATATATCAAGCTTAAATAATATAGATAAAAGAGGTATGGCTGGTGTAAACGGAAAATATCATCTAGATCATAAATTTAGTATATTGCAGGGATATAATAATGGAATATTACCAATATATATTGGTAATATTCATAATTTGGAAATGATACCCTGGGAAGAAAATTATAATAAAAAAGCAAATTCATCAATTTCTTTAGAAGAATTATTTACAAAATCAACCACTGAAAATTCCTAACGCTGGTGCCCATTTAGTTAATAATTCATCATCTAATTTATCAAGTTCTGCTTCGGCTTCCGATTGCATCTTATCATAATTTATAGTTGCTCCTCCAACAAGAGCAGAATCATACTTACCAGTAATGGTTGACCATAATCTTCTTGTTAATGCTACAGAATATCTTTTAATAAAATCATGGGTATATATCTCATCATATTCTGGGTTTGGTTGATATTCCACAGATGCTTCTATCATAAATGGTCCAGCAATTGGTTCAAATACACGAAGTATTTTTGTATTACTATTGAATTCAAAATTAACACCTCTACCAAATAATGCTTGCATTGTATCTCTTTGAGCCAAAGAAGCGTAAGCATTACTCATACTATCCATTCTTGAGCCTCTACCAACACCACCAGCAGCACCAGAAACTTCTGTTGAACAAGAACCTGAAGCCATTCCACCTTCTAAAGACGAAACATTACCCATTGAATCAACATGTGGCACATATCCGATTCCGATTGTTCCCCAACCTGGACCTAAGTTTACACCGCCAGCACCATTTCCATAATTAATAGTACCTAAACTATTAGCCCATGATACTGATAATATAGCTTGGACTCTTGAGTCTAATCTATAATCTTGTACATCTTCTTGCCCTTCATATACAAATGCTATTGTTTCTTCCCCACCGAAAGCGAAGTCACTGAACTTTCTGATTGTCTCATCAATATTTAATAGAATTTGGTTATCTGAAACATCTACTTGTATCATTGGTTCGCCTAACATAGTTCTTATGTAATCAACTAGCTTTTCTTCACTATCAACTTTACGAGAACGTTGTTTTTGATTAACTACTTGTGGTTGATTTCTATCCATTTTCTACTTCCTCTTTAAATTTACAATTATCAAAATGCCACCTCTTAGCATTAGAAATATCTAATACTTTCTGACAATATGGGCATTCTAACTTTTCTCTATTTTTTGCTGCAATTCTATTTAATTCTATAGACTCTTTAGAGTGAGTCTTTCCTTTAAAAGGACTTTTACAGCCTTTTTTAGCTTTACTAATGTTTTCTTTCCATTCATTACTAAATTCTCTATCATAATTAGCAGATTTTTCGCCAGTAAACTTACCTATTAAAGATTTGCTAATTTTTTCTTTCTGTTCTATTGTCATTTTCCTGCCATAACTAGGATTTAGTTTACCAGATACATCTCTTCCAAAGAATCCATTTATAGAAGCAAAACTCATATTAATATATTTATCATTTTTCACTACATTATGAAGTTTCTGAAGACGTAATTCTTCTATTAATGCCTCTTCTCTGGTTGAGTGTTGGCTCAAAATGCGAGTCTTAAATAATATTTTATTTTCTTTTTGCTCTATTAAATATATAGATTTATATTTTTTAGATTTAACTGAACCATTATATCCATTATTTATTCTTGTCTCATTAGATGAACCTACATACCATTGAGGTAATAAATTACCTTTATACATTGTTAAATATACAACAAACATCTAAACCCTTATATCTTTTCTAATTACAATATTTATATAAATAACTTAAATAGGAAAAGAGTAAAAGGAAAAATATGACTTTAAACAACATTACCGAAGCGTTAAAGAAACCGTTTCTAAAAGGTAATCCAGCCGATAATATTCAAGAGCCATCTAATACAACAGATGATTTGCATGTAGTTAAAACTTTATCAGATGATGATTTTGAAGGAACTATGGTTTTTGGAGACCTGGACACTTACGAGTGGCAATATGGTGGTAACGAAAGTTCATTACTAAAATATCAGTCTAAAGTAATTGAGATGTATCGTCAACTTGCTAAAGATTCTGATGTAAATTATGCTATAGATTTAATTATTAATGAAATGGCTTTTACAGTTGATAAAAAAGAATTCAAGATTAATATTGATGAAGAAAATAATCAAATTAAAGAAAGAATCGGCGAAGTATTTGACAAAGTATTAAATCTATTAAATATGACTGAGAATATACACCCAATTTGTCGTCAAATGTATGTAGATGGTCAACTTAATGTAGCTTTAACTTTTGATGAAGCTAACATGAAAGCAGGTATTAAAAAAGTACAAATACTTGAGCCATTTGGTTTATATTTTGATGAAGAAAATACTGTATGGAAATATGCACCAGATGATCAAAAACTTGGTTCTTGCCTATACGAAAATGAGTTACAACAAGAATTATTATATAATGAAGAGTATTCAAAAGATGAATTAATTCATGTTGATTATGGTTTAACATCTAAGATTAGTGTTTCAGAAAATCAAAGAGGTAAAGTTAATCTAGGTTACCTAGAAAATGCTTTTAAATCAGCCAATCAATTAGATACATTAGAGAATATGTTAGTACCTATGAGATACTCTCGTTCAGTTTCTCGTAGAATGTTTAATATAGATGTAGCTGATTTACCACCTAAGAAAGCCAAGGAATTAATGGACAAAATCCGTTCAGAATTCAAATATAAAAAGACTTATGATACTGAATCAGGTACTATACGTAATATGCAAAGTACTCAACCTTTAGTTGAAGATTATTGGATGAGTAACAGAAGTGGTTCAAGAGGTACAACTGTTGAAACTATGGATGAAGCTGGTGGTCTTATGGATATGGAAGATATTATTCATACATCTAAAAAATTATTCACATCTATGAAAATACCCACTAATAGAAATCCTTATGCCGATGAAAATGGTGGAGATTTCAGTTACGAAACTGACTCTATCTCAAATGAAGATATGGGATTTTATTTACATGTAGACAGACTTCGTATTCCAGTTACAAAAATGATTAAACAACTTCTTAAAAGAGAATTAATCACTACTGGTGTTATGAGTGAAGGTGAGTGGGATAAATACAAAGAAAAAATAACAATTGAATTTCAATGTCGTTCTATATTCCTTGAGAATATGGAAAAAGATTTATTCATTAAATCTGTTGGCAACTTCCAAGAGATTAAAGAAGAAATTGGTGTTATGGTATCACTTGAAACCGCTGTTAAGATGACTTTTGGTTGGACTAATGAACAACTTCAGGAAGAAATGGAACGAATTAAAGCCGAAACTAATAATCCATTATATAGAAGCTTTTACGAGAAACAAGATGATGGATTTTAGGTTAGAATTTTAACTTATAATATCGTATCTTATAAATAAATTAATAAAATAAAAGGAAACACCAATGTCAAATACTGTAGATTTAGTAAAAGCTGCACAAGATAGAAGTTATATCAAATTTGAAGATATGGCTTTAGATGCTTTACGTACAAAAGTTCAAGAAAACCCTGTAATGAAAAGTTATATAGACAGGTTAGATGTAGCTCAAAATGTTAGCAAAAACCCAATTGTTGAAGCCGATGGAGATAATCCAGAATCTGAAGATATTTCTGCTGGCTGGGAAAACGGAAAAGGTGAGAAATAATGAGTTTAAGAGTATTGTTTGAATCTGCAGTTGGTATGGTTGGTCGTACTGGTGCAGCTGATGCAAAAGCGCACGTTGGAGCTGAGCTAAGAGCTAAGTTCAAAAAAATTGTTAAAGAAATTGGTGGTAAAACAGTTGCACGTCAACTTTTAGCTGAAATGAATGCTGGTGGATCAATTACCGAAGGTACAGATTTTGGCGATATAAAAGAGTTAGCAAATTTAATAGCTAGTTTAGATAAAAAACTAGATAATGATGAAAAATATGAAGAATTTTTTGGTCTTATTGATGACTCAGGACTAGATACAATAGTTTCTCATTCAATCGATAATAGTGTTGGCGATAGTGGTGCTGAGATTAAAAGCACTTTAAAATCAGATTTAAAGAAAAATTATGAAAAAAATGGAACTGAGCCAGCTCCAGCAGTTGATTTAGCAATAAGTTCTATTAAATCAGCTTTAAAAAAATTAAAACTGTAATCAACTTAATATAAAAGGTATAAAATGAAGTTAATTCTCGAAGAAACTTTTGATTTAGAGAACGTTATTGAACTTAACGAATCAACAAATCAGAAGACGTATGTAATTAAAGGTACATTCTCAACTCCCGATAAGAAGAACAGAAATGGTCGTATATATGCGAAAAAACTTTGGGAAGATACAGTAGATCTTTATCAAAAAGAAATTTCTGGTAAAACTAGCAACACTCTAATGGAAAAAGAACACCCTCAAAGAAATACAGTTGACCCTTGGAAAGCTGTAGCTCAAATCCGTAAACTGGAAATGAGAGAAGGTATGGTATATGGTGAAGCTGAACTATTAAATATCCCAGAAACTATGGTTATGAGAGCATTAATTGACAAAGGTGTTAAAATTGGTGTTAGCTCTCGTGGTGTTGGTAAACTGGTTGGCGAAATAGTTGAAGAATTTCATTTAACTACTTATGATATTGTTAGTACCCCTTCAGATTATAATGCTAACTTAACAGGATTCAATGAAAGTATGCTTTTTGAAAGTGTAGATTATGAAGTGGATGCTAAAGGTAAATGGGTTTGTACCCCTACTGGTTGTACAATGGTTGCGGAAAGTAAAAAAGAAGAAAAAGAAAAACTAACAGCAATGTTAGAAGCTAAAAATGTTACTTGCCCTAGTTGTAAAGCTGCTGCTGTTTCATTTATTGTAGAAGATGGCGACCTAAAACTTAAGTGTAATGAATGTGATACATATTCTGCAGTTAATGAACTAGAAAAACAAATTATAGAAAATTCAGATGGTGAAGACCATGAAGAAAATTGTGAATGTCCTGTATGTGTTAAAAAGAAAGAAGTTATTGATGCTGATCATATGGATAATGGAACTAAAGAAACTAATGAAGCTGCTGAAGAAGTAGTGGATGCATTTTGGGCTGCATATGTTGAGCTAAAAAAAGATTCTTCTAAAAAAGCTGCAAAATACTTAGAAAAAATTGCTAATGATATTGATGATGTTATCAAGCAAGACACTGACTTAGATGAAGTGGCTGCTGTAGTTGAACCTGAACCTAAATCCGAGAAATCTTGTGGTTGTAAAGCTAAAGAATTAACAGAAGCATTCGAAAAATTCGCAAATAAAGCTGAAACAGATGCACATATAAAAGAAGAAGCTGATTTAAAAGCTAAATTTGACTCATATATGAATAAACCTGTTACTGAAGGCAAAGATATTTCTAAAGAAGTTCAAAAACGTCTTAAGAAAGATGGTGAGGTTATGTTAATTAACCCAGATGAAATCTTAGTATCTTTTACTGATTTTGACGATGGTTATTTCGTTGGTATTGACCAATTTGATAATGATGTTGAAACTGAAACTTTAAAAGGATACAGATTAGATGAATCTGTATCTGTAACTAGTATGAAAAAAGAAGACGATATTGCAGTATCAGCTAAACTTTCTAATGGTAACACTGTATATTTTACTGATGGTAAATGGGTTGCTAGAGGTAAAGAATTAGCAGCACTTGCTAAATGGGATGCAGAATCACTTAAAGAAGCTACTCAAGCAGGTGACTTACTAGGTGAACTTTCTGATGCTATGATGGCTTGCGAAAAAGCTATGAAACGTGATGGAAGTTCTTTATTAGGTAAATTTACTAAAGAATCTAAAAAAGCGTTTGATACATATGAAAAATATGATGAAATTGAAAACGGTAAGGATTACTAATGGGTATATTTGATTTTGAAGCTTCATTTACTAAAGCAGTAAGTGAAGTACAAACTAAAGGTGTTAGAAAACATTATGCTAATACACAAACAAATGAAGTGGTTTGTGTATTAGATACGTTTAATAACATTATATATGACACTGATAATAACATTATGGAAGATCAAAGTAGATTTCATTATCTTATTGATATGGATGCTATTACAGAAGTTAAATCACTTGCTGTAAATGAAGGTATTAAACTTTCTGACTTTGAAAGAGGTTCATATTTACACGAAGGTAAAGCTTCTTATATAGTATATATAGGTAATCCTGCTGGAACTGATAAGTTATTCTTATCTAAATCTGGTGATTTATTATACGCTATTCCGGGAGATAACCCTAATATGAAGATTAAAGGTGATGATTTATATAATCGTTACAATAATTCTGGTGATAAAATTTGGCCTGAAGTTAAAAAATTCGATGGTGCTAATACTACTGAAATTGCTGACAAACTTGAAAAAAAAGTTGGTCTATCTTTCAGTGTTAAGACTATCTCGGAAGTATAAGTTAAATATAGTTAAAATATAGTTTATAGATTCTTAATTTGTTTTCAAGTTAAGAATTTCTTAAACTATAAATAAAACAGAAGATTAAGTTAGAGCTGAAATAGATTGAAATTGCTGGTATACGAGCAAGACTTAATAAAATCCCAAGTGGATAAAAACAAGGAACTAAAAAATGAATGAATTATTTGAATCATTAGAAATTAATGACGAAATGAAAGCTCAACTATCTGAGTCTTTCGATAAAGCTGTAATGGCTAAATCAGTTGAAATGATGGACGAACATGTTGAAACTAAAGTTGCTGAAAAAGCTGAACTTCTTGAAGAAGAATATGCTGAAAAAGTAGAAAACCTTGAAGACACTCTTGATGGTTATATGACTTCTGTAGTTGAAGAATTTGTTGCTCAAAATGCACCTATGTATGAAGCAGAAATCTTAGACGAAAAAGCTAAAAAACTTTTAGAAATGTTTGATGCTATGCTGGTTATCGGTGGTGTTACACTTACAGATATTCAAGAAGCTCGTTCTGAAAGAGATATTAAAGAAGATGCTGATTCTATTGAAAACCAACTTGACCGCGCAACTAGCCGTCTTGCTGAAAAAGAATCTGATTTAGCTGAAGCTCGTAGAGAGTCTGATAAATATCTTAAAGCTGGTATCATTGCTGAAACTGCTAAAGGCCTTTCAATCGTTGAAGCTGATAAATTCGAAAAACTATCTGAAATGATTACTTTTGAACGTTCAGAAGGTTATGTTACTGCTCTTGAAACTCTTAAAGAATCAATCGTTGATTCTCGTTCTGAAACATTCAATGAATCAATTGAATCTAAAGAAACTGAGCTTCCAAAAGGTGCATATAAATCAGAAGTTGTAGACGTTAAAGCTGCAACAGATTTTTCTCAGTATGTGTAATCCCTAAGGATTACACAAACTATAAATAAAACAGTAACGATATTAAATATCATTACTAGCTAATATAAGTAGAGATGAAATAGCTGAAATGTCATTGGGACAGCTTATATTGGTAACGCTTGCCGTAAAAGGTAAGTATATAAAAATTTTTAAAAAATAAGGAGACTTAAATGTCTGAATTTAAAGCGCTTTTAGAAAGCACTAAATATGCACCATTATCTGAACTAGATAAAGGTACTCTTGCAGCTGTTATGGCTAATACAAAACGTGAAACTGAACAAATGATTGCAGAGGGAACTATAGCTTCTGATGTTGCTCAATTTACTCCATTCTTAATGCCTATGTTACGTAGAATTTATCCAGCACTTATTGCTAATGAATTACTAGGTGTACAGCCAATGTCTGGACCAACTGGTTTTATCTATAACTTAACTAATCGTTTTGTTGGTAACCAAGCTAATCCTATTAATCCAAATGTTAAAGCTCAAATCGTTGATTTAGACGGTACTGTTGCACCTGTAATTGGTGATACTTTAACTGGTGGAACTTCTGGTGCTGTTGGTACTGTTGTTTATGTTGAACCTACTGAGTTTACTCGTCAAGGTGAAAAACCTGGTAAAGCGCAATCTCCAAATGCTTCTATTGCTGGTGCTGATACTTTTGCAGGTCGTGTACTTGTTGAATTAGCTGGTGTTGATGCTTTCATTCAAAATGGTGAAGCTATTACTCAATCTGGTTCAGGTGACGGTGTTGTTGCTGTTAGAACTTTCTCAAGCGAAGCTACATGGTTAGGTCTATTACCTCAATATTCTGGTTCTTATACAACTGCTAATGGTGAAATCCGTGGTACTGTTGGAAATGAAATGAATGAAGTTGGTATCGCTGTTGAACGTAAACAAATCGAAGCTAGAACTCGTAAATTACGTGCTGAATATACAATTGAAATGTACCAAGATCTTAAAGCTATGCATGGTGTTCTTGCAGACCAAGAACTTATGAGTCTTATGGGTTACGAAATTAAAGCACAAACTGACCGTGAAGTAGTTGACTTTGTTAACACTAACGCATCTGTTGAAGCTTCTGAATTCAAAATCAATGATGGTTCTGGTGTTCAAGATGGTAGATGGGAAATTGAAAAATATCGTATGTTTGCTGCTAAACTTTCTGACATGAGTCGTGAAATTGGTAGATTAAACCGTCGTGGTGCTGGTAATAAATTACTTGTATCTCCAAAAGTTGTTACAATGTTAGAGCAAATTGGTGGATTTACTGCATCTAATGTAGACTCTACAGTTAACCCTCAAATCGCTAATGGTGGTGTTGTTGGTAGATTTGATAACAAATTTTCAGTAATCGTTGATAACTTCGCTACTTCTGAATATGCGACTGTTGTTTACAAAGGTTCTAATCAAGATTCAATTGGTGTTTATGCTCCATATACTCCAGTTCAAATTCAAAAAGTAACTCACGTTTCTACTGGTCAACCAGCGTTAATCGCAATGACGAGATATGGGATCACTACCAACCCATGGCAGGATTCTGCTGCACAAATGGGTGAGAAATCTCCTTATGCTTCAATGATTGGTGTAGACTTTAGTAACACTGTTTTAGCTTAATCTTCGGATTAAGTTTTAACTTAAATCTTAAGCTCTTCTTTTATTAGAAGGGCTTTTTTTATGCCTTTTTCCTGGGTGGTTAAATTAACCACTCAGGATAATTTTCCTCGATATACTTACTTAAATCTGACCCTTTATTATATTCATCAAAAGCAATCTCAATTAAATTATTAAAATCGCGGTCTTCTATACCTGTAGAAAACTCAACTAATTTTATTTTACATGAACAGTTTTCTCTAAAATACTTATCAACATATCTTTTACGTATATAATATTTTGTCATAACTTTATTAATTTGCCAATTATTTGTATTATATTTAGCAATTTTAATGATAAATCGTATATTACTTTTTTTGCTCATTATTATCCTTTATTAAATATTATACAAAAAACTCTGGACAATTCTGTTTATTATTTTCTAATATTTCGAGACAGCTACTAAGGTCTTTAACCTCTTTGTCATAAGGTATTCCTTTATCTTTATAGAGTTTAATAGCTGATTCTAATATATCAATACGGCTCAATAAATCTTTTAACTTTTTCTTTTTAGTTTTTAGGTCATTCATACAAAATACTCCGGGAATTTTTCTTTGAGTTTTAACATTTGTACAGGGTTAGTACTTTCAATACTTCTTAATACCCATTTGGCTTCTACATGTTGAGTCGGAAGATTATCATATTGACAAATAAAATATTTTTTATCTTTATTATAATCTACAATTCTCATTTGTTTATAAGTACGACCAACCAAATATTTTTCAATACCATCACCTGCTTTATATCTTTTTCTCATACTGCGTACTCCGGATATTTTTCTCTGACTCTTTTCATGGCTTTTCTGTATACCTCGATTTTATTAAGGTATTTTTCTAGCCCTTCTTTGGTAAAATCTTTCATACCTCGTTCAAAATATTTCTTATAATCAATCATTTTTTTATAAGCATCTTTATACTTATCAATTAGGTTTTCATAATATAAAAATATTTTTCTATCAGATTTATATCTAACTTTTTGCATTTCTATAATTTCCTTTTCCCATTGATTTAATTTATTCATTTATCTATTCCATTATAATTAATGATATTCTTTAAATACAGTAGTAACATTAACATCAGGAACTGTAATATTTTTATCAAATACTTCATTAACTAATATAACATTTACATAATTTTGTGCCGTTGCTACACCCATTTGAAATTCTGCTTTTTTATTAAGATGAATAACGATAGTTTCAAGTCTATCTATATCACTTTGAAGTTGATAATTACGAACACCTTGACTGACAGCAACAGCAACTACAAGGAAATAAAGCCAATTAATGTCCCATTTCATTTTAAATGAATCTGGCATTATATCTCATCTAACTTTCTAAGCATTACAAGTTTATATGCTTGAGTATCTTCTTTATCTTCAACACCAGTTTCTGCTTGACAATTATATAAACGATTTGCCAATTCTATTAAACTAAGGTTTTGTGCCTCTATATCTGTTACTTTTTGTACTAAATCCATTTTAGTCCTTTTCTTTAATATACTATATTATACCATAAGTTTCATTAAACGGAGCTTAACTTTGTTTCAAATACTAAAATATTATAAATAGTATATAAAAGGAAAAGTATGGAACAGAATGATATATTAAATGAAGATATGCTTAAGGTCTCTGACCTTATAACTATCGACCCATTTTACTCTATCAGTCAATATAATGAAGCATTACATGCTTTAGAAAATAATGGTATTGAGTATCAAGAGTGGATTTCTACGCTTAATCCCTATCATTTTTATTTAGATTTAGATGGTAATAAACCCATAATGATGAATTATGAAAAATCTAATAGAACTGAGTGGATTAAAATGGTTTCTAAAGTAAAACCATTAATAGGTAATGATGAAGTTTTATTGCATAGAAGGGGTGATAAAACGTCAGATATTAAAAATTATATTAATAATGATGTATTTAATAAAGCATTAAAAGCTGATGATACTATTGTATTTAATTATTTAAATAGAGAGCAACTTTTTGAGTTATCTAAAAGTTATGGTATTATATATCCCATAGGTAAATATTTAAAAGGTGCTAAAAGACTTGCAATATGCTTCGATAAAAAAATAAAAAATGTTTTAAGTCCAAATATGGTTGAACTCGAAATGGGAAAGCATAAACTAGGTCAATTAGAAATGACAATTAATTATGAAGTCTTAAGAAATAAAGACAAAATAGTAAAATGGGCTAGAACACCACATTTTAGAAATGGGAAATTAAAACAGCCATCACCGATTAGTCCACTTAAATTTTAGGAGATATAAATGAATTATAATAAAATTTTTAATAAAATTTATAATAGATTAATTAATAAATATCTATTAGAAAATACAGAATTAAAAAATTTAATTTAAGTTCATCAAAGTATATAAAACAATAAGTAATCATAATTTGGTTATTAATTATAAAGGAAAATAATGGGTATCTTAGATAAAGCAATTAAACGAGCGAAAAATTTTATAAAAGACACTAAAAAAACAATTAAATCTACCAAGAGAGAAATAGTGAAAACGTTCCGCAGGAAATATACAGGTAAGAAGCAAGCTAAGAACTTCTTACCTGGAAGTATGATAACATTTGAGTATAATGCTATAGATAAGAATAAAAGATTTGATAAAAAACCATTAGTAATTTCACTTGGTCTTGCTCAAGACAATACTCGTCACTTTGTGGGGCTCAACATTCACTGGATGCCAGAAAATCAAAGAGTATTATTAGCCTCATTAATTACTGAAATGCTTGAGAAAAAAGGCGGCAAGCTTGATTATAAAGATGTTAAACCATTAATTAAGAAATTTGAGAAATCGCCCATTTTCAGAAGATACGCAATACGTCGTGTATCACCTAAAGTAGTTCAAATGCCATCGGAGATATTTTTAAGAGCAGCTAGCTTAGATTTTTCTGATTGGAGTGAATAATGTCGGTTTCAAGAGCTAAAAGATTTTCTCAGAAACGTAAGAGAAAAGATACAAATGAAAATGGTGGAAGGTCTAAATTCAGGAGAGGTTACTATCAACCTATTAATGAGGATAAATATAAACTACCTCAAAATGATTATATGAATAAGGGACCTATTCCAGAATATCGTTCAGGTTGGGAACTTAAATTAATGAAGTGGTGTGACCAGAATCCTAAGGTAGAATATTGGACATGTGAGCCATTTGCAATACAATATATAAAGCCTACAGATGGACAACCACACAGATATTTCCCAGATTTTTTAATAAAATTTACTGATGATACTAAATGGTTAATTGAAATTAAACCACAAAGTCAATGGAATGACCCTATTAATTTAGCTAAGTGGGAAATGGCCGAAAAATTCTGTACAGAACACGGCTTAATTTGGAGAGTTATGGGAGCTAAAGAGCTAGGTATTAAATAACCTAACTCTAATAATTTATTTTAGTGCACTTCTGAAGATATTTTTATATGCTTCATTAGTTGCAGCATCTTTTTTCTTTTTTTCGCATTCCTCATCGTCGTCTTCACATTCTTCTTCGCCAGCATCTTTAGGTTGACCTTCTGCAGGTTGATCTTTAGTGGTTTTTTCACCGGTATCATTTTCAGCATTTGCAAGTTCAGCATCAGCACCAAGTTCCATAGCCATAAGTTCTATTTCTGTAGGAGCTGTTTTCTTAGGAGAATTAGGCTCAGCTGTTTTAGCTAATTCTTTAGCTTTAAGGTCTTTATCAATTTTCTCTTCATCCCCTTCTTTTCTATCTACATCATCTACTTTTTTCTTTTGTTCTGATTTTTTAAGTGCTCTTGTTAGTTCACTTTCGAATAATTTACCGTACATTATATTTTCCCTTTTAAAATTTCTACTATATTATTATTTATTGTTACTGTATATTCATCATGTTCAATTTCTTTACTAATTTGAGCATAAGCATTTTTAGCACCCTTGTCACCCTTAAAAGTAAGAGTCAAATGGCCTTGACCAGATTTTTTAACCTTAGCAATTGCCATATAATCTCTAGTTAAGTAATCGAAATAATTACTTCCTTTTATAAATTCATTTTTGAAAACCATATTATTTTCCTATAAAAATTGACTTGCCATCAATTTGTGAATCTTTAATTAATTTTTGTGCTTCTTCAGCATCACGTTCTTTAAAAAATACAACTTCATTTCCGAAACGAGTTGGAATTACTGTTTTAATTTTAAGTCCAGCATCACGTATCTTCTGAATATTATCCTCAGCTTCAGTAACAGTAACTTTTTCTATTACATCTTCTGTAATTTTCTTTGGTTTGAAAAATTCTTTAAACATATTATAACTCAGTTGAGAAATCTTTTACATTTCCGTGCATTGCTTTATAATCTGATTTAGCTTCATTCCATTCTTTTCTACCAATTTCTTCTCCGCCATCTTTAATAAATTCTGATGCTTTTGATGAATTAGTAGTAAAGTAATAGTTACCTTTTTTAAATAGATAAGTTAAACCTTCAGAGATAAATACTTGCTTAAATTCCATGATAATCCTTTTCTTTATTTATATTAATCGTTCTGGGCATATTTCATCCATCTGAAATGCGAATTTTTTAGTATATTTGTCCATATTTTGGATTGAATATTTACCATTTTTAATAATATCAAATGACTTATAAACTCTTTTACCTAAATATTCACCACGTACAGCAATATCTAAACTTACACAATATTTAATACCGGCTTCATCAAATTCTAAGTCATCTCTGAAATTATTACATACATTTTGTAAATCTTTAAATGCTGAATTACCTTCCAGTTTTACATCGCTATATTCATAAGTATCAATATTTGAACGAAATGCAAATTTAGGTTCTAATTCAGTAACATTTATTTCATCAATGAATTTAAAGAATGCTTTACTATCACTATTTAATGAGTGGGTAAAAGCGATTTTTTCTTCTTTAGTGAGGATAGCAAAACGGTGCTTGATGATATGATTAACTTTAGCTTCAATACTTGAGTCAATTAAATCTACAATACCATTAGCTAATTTTTTATAAAGCCATTTCACTAAGAAACTTTATCTGATGTCGTCTCGTCTAATTTACAAGCGCATCTAGTTTTATATTCAAATGAATTGCCCGAAAATCCATTGTAAGCATGACTAATAAAAATTTCCGGGAAGTTATCTAAAACATAATCTAATATTTCTGTATGTTCATTGCGGTCTTTTAAATTAATAAATTCAACATGTATAGAAGCTTCACCAAGTAAATCTTTGTTAATAGTTGCAGTTATTTTTTTATGTTCATTAAGTAAAATCGCAGTACCTTGTAAATCTTTCATTATAGACCTTTCGGTACATGATATGGGATATGATTTGTTACCTGGATTACAAGAGCAATATTATCTTCTAACAATTCTTCGATATGAGCTCTGTTAAAAATTAATTTTGACAGTTCATACTCAACTTCGTTAGGTACATTTGTTACGATAATTTTATTATACTCATTAAATATAATATCTAATGACTCTGGTAATTCACTAAAATCGAATGTTAATTCTTTAATTGCTTCTCTGTTAATCTCTAGGGAGATTGTTGTAGTTTCAGTTTTCATGACTTATCCTTCTTAAATAGTCTCTATATTATATTATAACATATTTAACATTAATCCGTGATAAGCTATTGGAGTTAGTTTAATTCCTTAAGATTAGTTTAATAATCAGAAAGGAATGTCATCTTCGGAAATATCTATTGTATGCACATCGTTATCTTTCATGCAGATTTCTTGGAAGTCACAATAATCGCAAAGTGGACCTTCATTTTTTACGAAATCAGTACATTTTTCAGCGGTCATAATATTAGTCAACAAGAATTTTTTATATTTTATTAAGTTCTCTCTTGTTAAAACTTTTTGCATTGGCTCATGATTATGTTCTACAAAATCGAACTGTAGAATAATAGTATCAACTGGAAATTTTTCAAAGTACCAAGAGGCATAATATAATGGCTGGTCAAATGGTTGTTTGTAAGGACCTTCATTTTTTAGTTTACCTGTTTTGTAATCTAAGATAGTTACAATATCAGTTTTCTGGTCTACAGAAATGCGGTCAATATAACCTCTGAATAATACATCTTCTGATAAGTATCCACACGGTTGAAGTTTCTTATCTAACGCAATTTGCATCTCATTTCCGAGTGTTAAATTGTTAAAATTATCTTGGCCTAACTTAGACTGAATATAAGTATTATAAATCCCTAAACATTCTTTAACTAATTCTTTAGTGTAGAACGGTGAATTCATAACCTGTTTTTCTTTTTTAAGTGCTGCAATTTTACCAGGTAAATCTAGTTCATGATTTTCTAAGAAGCTATGAACAATATTCCCTTTTGTTAAAGCAATAGATGGTTTAAATTCGTACGGTAGTTTGTCTATGTACTGGTACTTAAACTTTCTTGGACATTGTTTAAAGCACCCTAAACGCGATGCTGAATATGGAGCGTATTTCATATATTTCCTTTATCAATGATGTTATCTAACATCTCATCATTAACTGTTTGTTTGAAGTAGATTGACTCTACTTCTTTTTTAAGCTTAATTAGAACATCAATATTATTATAATGTTCTGCAACTTTTCTAATCTTAGATAGTGTCTCATTGACACCAGGTCTAATTTTATCAATAGTTTGTAATACTTCTTTACGAAGTTTCTCGAGTTTTTTCTCTAAAGTATTTTCTTTTAAACAAGTTCCGCAGATAGCATGTAATCCATCTGGAAATTGATAATGTTTATAAAATGCTCTTTTATTTTTAATAGCCGAACATTGTTTACACTGCTTGGCTATATTATTAAATGATATAACTCTTTTACCATCTATAGTTCCTTCAGATAAGATTAAACTCTCATCAATTACTAAATCCTTCATATCTTCTCCCTATAGTGCTTGTGCAGAAACTTCCGAATAAAGATTTTCATCTTCTGTAATGAATCTTTTCATTTGTTCAATATTATGTGCTTCATCAGAAGTCTCTTTAATCTCTTTTACAATTTCTTTGATAGCTTTATTCACTGCTGTAACTGGTACACCAATTTCTTTTGCTTCACTTTTAAGGTCTTGTAATTGTGATTTATAAGCTCTAATTTCTGCTTCAATCTCAAATGCTTTTTCCATGTACTCTTTAGTCTCATGCATAATATCCACGAATTCATCAGAGTATTGTACTTCATCTGGGTCAGGTTCGCCAATAGCTTGTAACATTCTAGGACTTGCTGCCATTACACCAGAATCTTCAACTTCAGGTTCAGGTTCAGGTTCAAGTTCAAGTTCAACTTTTGCTGGAGAATCTAATGTAACTTCTTGAGTCTCACCAATTTCTTCTAGTAAATTATCTAAATCTAAATCTTCCATTATTTAGCTCCTAGTATTGCTGAAATTCTTGTACATTCATTTTCAAAATCTGATGTTTCTACATGATCAAAATATACAAAATCTGAAGTCTTTTTATATACTTCGCGGTTGAATGAAATCGAATTTCTTAGGTTAAAGATAATTCTATTTTTTCTACCTTCATATTTAATGAAACTAATTGCAGATGGATTAACAATTCTGTTGTTCGCTCTGTAATTGTTATTTCTATCATAGTTTCCAAACGTTGATGTTAACCACCCTAGTGTATCAATTTGAGCTTTCATATCAGCTAACTCTTCATCATTTTTGATAATCATATAAACATAATCAGGGATTATTTTATCAATATTCTCCTGTAAACTCACACCATAATCAAGGTTAAAAATTACCTTGTTACCTTCTATCACTATATTTGTAACACTATCCGTGTTAACTACTTTATCGCCACTTTCTAAAAACATTTGTTTTCCTTCATTTATTTTATATTCTATTATAACATCTTATTATTAAATCTGTCTTAAGCCTTGCCTAAGCCTTGCTTAAATTTAATCTAATCTGCCCAGGAATCCCACTGAAAATATTCTCAGTAATCATCAACTTATTCTCTTCCTTCTTGCCTCCTTTTTGTAAGATTTCATTCATATCTTTAAATGGAACATCAGGCCATACAAATGTTTTGTGGCCCATTTTATTATATTTTAAGGCTTTATGAACGCCTGTCTCATCATTATCGAAACAGAAGATAGGCTCTTTCAATTCTTCTAAGAACTCATCAGGTAAATCCGCCGACAACATTGCCGCAAAATTCTGAAGACCAGAACTAATTCCATCAATAATTCCTTCAAAAATATAGCAAGGCTTGTCATAATCTAAGTCTTTCACTGCATAATATTTTTCTCTCTTAGGAAAAATAATTGTACTGAATCTTTTTTCTGTAATACTACGAGTATAAAACCCACTAAGTTTATTATTCTGCCATAATGGAATAAAGAAATAGTTCTCTACAAAATATGGTTTCTCGAAAAAATTAACAAATTTATTATAAGAGAATAGCCAATCTTCTTCTGGCTCTATACCACGAGATTTCATATAAGCGACTGCTTCTGGTGACTCATTAAAAGTTACTAAAGTTTCCTTGAAAATTTCAGGAACTATTAATTCTTTCTTTACTTTGGGTACAGTAACGGGCGTTACAGTAACAGGTTCTTCTGGTTCTGGAATAGGCTCTGATTTTTTCTTAACACCACTAAGAATATCATTTAAAGAAGGTTTATCTTTGTCTTTTAAATCTTGGATAATATCTTTAAATTTTTCACGTTTATATTGTGGTACTAAATTTGGTGCTAATAAGTCTAATGCTTTCATTAGTGGTAATTGTTGGTCACTTAATTCGCATCCAGCATTAAAACATCCACAAACACCATCTTCATCTTGTACGGCTGTAATACTTAATCTGGCTTTTGTATCTCCACATAGAGGACAATCGCAAGTTAATCTATTAGTACCTTCTCTCTTTATAGTACCAACAGCAAGTTTAAAATATTTTTTTGAAAGTTGACTTAAATTCATTCTATCCCTTATACTTTATTATACTATAAAAATATTAATTTAATATTAATTTAATATTAATATTATAAATAATTTATGATAATATATAAATTTACATCACAAACTACTGGAAAATGTTATATTGGACAGACTACTAGAACTATTAGTAAAAGATGGTCGGAACATAAACATAGTGCCAAAACCGGAGTAGAGAGTAAATTCTATTCGGCTATACGTAAATATGGTAGTGAAGATTTTATCCCTACTATATTGGTGTCAAATGTTCAGAAACATTTATTAAATGAATCTGAAAATTACTGGATGGAACTTTTTGATTCTATAACCAATGGTTATAATACTTATCCTGCTTCATATTATAAGTCGGATAAGGATAAATTAAATTTATCTCAAAGGATGAAAATTAATAATCCTATGTTTAATGAAGAAACTAAACAAAGGATTAGAGATAATCACTATATGAAAGACAATAAAAACGTCTGGAATAAAGGTGAAAATCATCCTAATTTTAATAAAAAATTTCCAAAAACCGAAGAACAAATATTGAAACAATCAGGCTCTAATAATCCATCAGCTAAAATTATAGAAATTTATGATGCTGAAAATAATTTATTATTTACTTGTAATGGTAATTTTAAAACTATTTGTAAAGAAAATAATTTACCTTATGAACAATTAAGAGTTAGTTATAATAAACCATTAAATGTCTCCAAAGGTCCTAATCTAAAATTTAATGGTTATAAAGCTATCATAGTTTAATATTAGATATATCGTTCTGGGTTTTTGCTTCTATCGTATCTATCTGCTATATATCCAAATACTCCAGAAAGTTTTATTTCACCAGCCCAAAACCATAATGCCATTGGCCATAATAATATGTGCATAAAAAAGCCTAGCCAAAAATCATTAAAATTATTAACTAATGCTCTTTCAAAATCTTCTTTTTTATTTGAAGAAGTTTTAGAACCGTAAGACACTTTCCAAGCATCTCTAAAATAATATATAACATATCCAATAAAAAATAAAATACCAATGAATAAATAAATTAATATAAATAGTTTTATAGTTGCCCATAAAATTATTCCATTAGCATGTAAAACTGTTCCAGTAGCACGGATAGCTTCTGCTTCTGCTAGTGTTGGTACACTAAAAAATCCTTCTAACATTCGGTCTCCTTACAGTGTTCGGCCGCTCATATCTGAGAGTGTATCATTATCTGAAATATTTGCATATTCCCAGAATATTTTATTTTGCGGGTTAGGCACTTTTAATTTTCTCATGGCTGTACTAAAAACTCTTTTAACTTCAAGTACGGACATATCTAATCGTTCAGCAATTTCTTCAAACGACATTGTATCAGATTCTTGACCTTCTTCTTGTGTAGCATCTTGAGCTTTATGATTCCATTTTCTTTGTTTCTTAGCCATTATATTTCCTTAAATTTTTTGAAAAAGAATTCTGTTTCAGTTTCAATAGTTGATTTAGTAATTATATTTTCTAAAGTCGTTGTTCCATTTAAGAACTTTTCATTTGCTGTAAAAGATTTAATCATAAACATCTCATCACCATCTGTATAAATTTTTTCAAAACTCATATTATCTGTTACTCTTTTCATAATATTTCCTTAAATAAATAGTTCTGGCATTTCTGCAGATAGATAAGTATAAACTTCATTTGTAACTTGTAGTTTAACGAAACGTGAACCAAGTTTAACACCTTTACGAATAACCTCGCCATCTTTATGAGATTTTGATTCAATTACAACATTGTATTCACCTTTTACATAGCGAGAAATACAAGTATTGATATAAGTATAACAGTTGTCATAATTATCAGCAATGTTAAGGTCAAGTTCTAAGAAACCTTTACGTTTTTTAGTAGCAGCAAATACAATCTCTTGTACTTCATCTTTAACGTATTGAGGAATATTTGTAGTTTTAAGTTTACGAACAATTGCAGTTGCATGTTCAATTGCTACAAAAAATTCAGGTTTATTCGCTTTAAAATTTTCTGTTAATGCTGCAGCTTCTTGACCTAAGTGAATTTGTCTATCTAGGTTCAATGGAATACGAACTTCATCAGCAATTAAAAATGCAGAGAATGCTCTTGTTCTATCAAATGAATTTGAGATAGCAATCTTAATTCCATTTTCAGACTCTAAGAAAACTGTATGAGCAGAATTAAAGTTGTAGTATTTTTCACCACTTACGAAATGAAACTCAGGTGCTAAAATCTCTATGATTTCGCTTGTATAGATAGGAACATATTTCTTTGATACGTTTCCAGTTACTGTCTCGAATGCTTTTAACTCTTCAATTGTATTGAATGTTGCGAATTTTGTCTTTGCCATTTTATATCCTTCTTTTCAAGGTGAGATTCAAACACTCTCACTCTTTATATATTATATTATACCATACTTAACATTAGTTCTAGCTTAAATTCCGTCTGAATTTAGCATCTTCCTACAAGTTTCATATTTAATACAACAATCTTTTCTGCTTCTTCTTCAGATAAGTTACAATCAGTTAATGCAATTGTATAAATCTCTTCAGCTAAATCAATTCCTCTATCACTTCCAGGAACATATTTTGCAATAAAATTTGTAATCTGCTTTGCTGTTGTAAAACATTTTACTATCTTTGTCGATGTCTCAGTCATTTAATATCCTTCTTTATATACTATATTATACCATGTTTAACATTAGTTCTAGCTTAAGTTTGGGTAGATTTGAAAAGAATTGGGGAATTTAGGGTAGAGAAGAGAATGTTAAAACATTCCTAGCTTCCCTATAAGGTCAAAAATATTATTGTCCATGAAATACTTTGTTAATGCTCCAGTGTCTAGAACTTTTCCTGTATTATCATATTCAGTAATAATTAATTGTCTAACATCATCTGGAATTCCAGCGGGTAATGCTAACATTGTATTTAAGTCATAATTCAGTTGATGAATTGGATTAAGGTCAAGGAATTCTTGATCGGTAAAACCTTCTTTCAACTTTTTCTTATTATACGACTTAGCTCCAAATGGAGGCTGTTTGTAGGCACTTAGTTTATTTTTCTCAAATAATTCTGGGTACTGTACTTTATGCTTCGCTATAAATGCTTGGTCTATTTCATGACGTTTTGGCCATGCTTTTAACTCAGTCATTTTTGGATATAGAGATTTAAATTCTGGGCTAAATTGTGTATAAGCATTTACTCCTAACAAATAATCACCTTTATCTCCGAAAAAGCAATGTTCCCATTTGAGCACATCTAATTCATCTTGATGGAATTCAACAAAACCACATTGCTTTGTTTTGTGATTATGTTTAGTCTGCCAATATTTAACATTATTGTATTCAAGGTTATAGTACCAGTCATGGTCTAATGACTTAACTATAACTTGATGCCCTCGTGCGGAAAGTTCTTTAGATAATACAAAACCCGTATCATCCCCTTCAGCACCAAGTAAATCAATAACCTTGTAAGTTGAATTTTCTTTTAACAAATTAGTTATTTCTTTAGCACACTTTTTTAATTCTAACCAATCTATACCAGATTTATCATTTTTTAATCGACCATGTTTATAGCCTGACCAAAATGCTTTTCTCCAATATGGAGAACTATCTAAAGCCAGCACTACTTCATCAACATTAAATCTTGTCTTAAATTGTGAAATATAATCTAACAATTTGAATATAAAAATATCTTTATATTCATTAAAATTATATACACCAATTTCATTTTTTTTAAGCTTTAATTTGGCTGAAGCGTAAGTTGTTGAAGAAAATGCGAATCTATATACTATTGGGCTAAAATCAACTATTAATGTCTTCATTTATTTCCTTTTGCAATTTTCATTATGATATACAGAAAAACTCCCAATATTATTACTTTTATATTTACAATATTTACAAATATATTTGAATTTTCTATTGGGATTAAATTTACAATAATCATTGTGATGTTGTGTAATATTTCCAGGGTCTGAAACTTTATCACAATAATCACACTTTATTTTATCCCTATTTTTTGCGGATAAACTTAAACTTAATTTATGGGTATTACTAAACTTAATACCTTTTGTTTTCCCTTTAAGTGTATTTGCAATCTTATTTTTCATATTATCAAAAATAGTTAGTCCATTTTCCTGGACAGTATTTTTCATTGTTGTCAATCTTTTAGCCGTTGCTCGTTCAAAACAATTCTTACCGTTCTCATCAATATCATTTTTCTTAGTTTCTAACATTTTCATCGTGCCAATTTTATAAGCATTTTTTACTGCTGTATTAAAATCATCTTCCAACACGTTTTCAATTATTAAATACCCAAATTTACTATATAACCGTGTAAAACCACCTTGTAGTTCATTTATTGCATTAAATAATATATAATGAGCCACTAAATGTTGAGAAGGTGTAAGATGAGAACAATTCCAAGTATATTTATCTATATTTTTGTAGTTACAAAAATGCGACTTGGTAATATGTGATGTTTATGAGTTCCAATATTAGAAGGATTAGAATTATTTAAGCAATAATTCACATATTCTTCTAATATTTTTTCATCATTTACCTTGAGAGTTCTTAAATTCTCAAGTAAGTGATTTTTCATGACTTAACCTATATCTCCTAGAAGAGCGTCAAGCTCATCATCTGTAGTATCTGCAGCTGGAGCTGGAGTTTCAGTTGCTGGAGTAGCTTCTGGAGTTGCTGTTACATTTTCAAGACCTGTAGCAATTACAGCATCTTTTGCAACTTGTTCAACTGCAGTTTGTTCAGCTTTATCTGGAGCAGATTGACCTTCAGCACCTGGAGCATATTTACCTTCTTTAAGGAAACGGTCTCTCATATCTACTAACTCTTCATAAGTTTTGAAGTTAGCTGGTTCAAAGAACTCTTTAAGCTCATAAGCATTTGCTTTAATATCTGCCATTGCAGTATCGCCATCTGGATAAATACCAGTAATTTTATCAGCAAATTTTGAGCTTGCATAAGTTGGAATGTTATTTTCGCCATCTTTAACCTTGATAAGGAAGTTTGCACCATTTACTGGGTCGTAAACTGCTACTGGGTCTTCATCAAGTGCTTTCATTTGTTCAGTTTGCACCATAACTTCTTTAAGCATATCAATCATTGTTTTTGACATATCATAAAGGAAAACTTTACCTTCATTTTGAGGGTTAGCTGGGTCTTTAATTACTTTAATGTTAGTAATAAAACGGTTTGAACGACCTAGAGTTTTAGCTCTATCTTTTTGACCAGCATTCCATAGTTCTGAGAATTTCTCATTAAATGGACATTTAAGACCAATTGAAGATGGTGACCATTCAGAAACGAAGTAACCTTTTTTAGCATTTTGTGCATTAATCTTAGTTAAAGAAATAAATGGAGTTAAACTTGGGTCTGGTAAAAAACGGATTATTGCTCCACCGTCACCTTTTTCATCACGTGCTAGTTTCCAAAAACGAGTATCAACCTCATTGTCGTAAGTTTTTTTATCTCCGTATGCGTTATCTTGCAGATTTCCTGCCATTGAGTTCCAGTCAAAATTCATAAATGTATCCTTTTTTAGTTTACTCGTACCCGAGTGGTCATGCAACCTAATGGTTGTGCTAAATAGCGACCTAAGTTTTGAGTCCTTATACTTAAGGACTAGTAGATTTAATAATTGGCCTTACACTCTCGTCGCCAATATCATATTATAGCGCAGGAAACTTAAACGAATATTAAATATCGTCTAAATTTCTAATATCTTTTGTAAATGTTTCAGTATAACCAGTCTTCAATATCATATTTTCTTTTAATATTTGAAGCTTTCTATTATACTTAACTATATGTTGCTCTAATATGTACGCTTCTTTTCCATTAATAAATAAATCATATTCCAGTATTTCTATTATTATACCATTTTTTAGTTCAGAATAATATCTATTATTAATAGCTGCTTCCACAGACTTATAATTCCCACGTAAACATATACCTATTTTATATTGTTCTTCAACTTTAATATAATATAAGAAAGTCTCTCTATCATTATATCTATATATTTGTTTACAATATCTGCAACCTCTTCCTTGTGAATGATTAGCTGGCGTCTGCTCAAATACTCCATGCTCTTTACAGATTATTTTAACGTCGGTTCTCATATTTCTATAATCCACCAATGAATAATCATATAAATCGTTATGAACTTCCATAAATCTTTTTATAACATCGCTCTTATTCATAGATAAATTAATTTTTCTGTTATTAACAGCGCATTTATAACAGGGAGTTTCATTTCTTAAATGATTGTGAACCAATTGTTCAAATACTCCATGCTCTTTACAGATTATTTTAACTTTTATATGAGCATCGACATATTTGACCAATGAATAATTATATTTATCACCATGTATTGTAACAAATTTACTAATAATTTCATCATTAGTAAATTTTTTATGTATAGTACATTTTTTACATCCTGAACCGGCCAAATGGTTATTTGGAAATTTTGTAAAATTTCCATGTTCTTTACAGATTATTTTAACTTTAGTGCTAGAGTTTATATAATTAATCTGAGAATAATCATATTTGTCTCCATGCACTAATATTGATTTTGCTTATAAATTTTTTACTCTTCATAAACTATTTATAAAAGTTTAATTTGCTATTACGCTCAGTACAAATTGGAATATTTGATTTTCCATAACAACTCTGAAAGAACCATCTGGTCCTTGTTTAATTGCTAGATTAAAATCCATTGCAGGAAGTGATAAAAAATTATCAATTGGAATTGCTATATTGAAATCATCACCATTGCATAATGATGGTTCTAAATTAATTGTGTATGAATTATCTTGACGTGCAAATGATTCTTTATTTCCGGTTTTAAGAATAATCTTATCGCCTTCTTTAATAATAAATAAATCTTTTAGTGTTTTAAATACCGATGCACCTTTTCTAATTCTATTTATTAAATCAGTGTCAATTTGTACTTCAACTACAGATTGTGCTGCACAAGTGCTTGTGATTTTTGCAGGGTTTGTTGTGAAATCTTCCAATGAACTTGGAGAACTTGTAACAAATTTAATTTGACTATCTGAATCTTTTGCTTCAATTACTTTATTTTGTAATGTAATTACAGGTGCTTCAAGAACACTCAAAGCTCCTAAAAAACTTGATAAATCAAATATACCATATTCTTCAAACTCATCATCAATCTTGGAAAAATCAATATTTGCTATGACATTTCTGTTTTGATTTTGAATAGTTGTAATGGGATATGATAATATTGCTGAATTCGTAATATTAACAATTGATTGTAGTATTTGTATACTATTTTCGTTTAACATCTTTTTCCTTTGTGTCTCTTGTATCTTTTATTATACACAGTTAATATAAGTTTAATCTTAAATAGACTAAATTTTATATTCTTCTGGTGTATTTTCTAGTGTTATTTCTTTCTCTACAATTGGGTGGCCTTCAGATTCATAATAACTCTGACGTTGCCAAAAATGCTTCAGTGAATAAGTTTCATTTACATAAGTGAAACAATCTACCAAATCATAAACGTAAACATTTGACCCTTTCTCATCATGAAGTCTCATAACACGGCCCATAGCTTGCAGAACTAGTGTATATGACTTCGTAGAGCTCAGAAAGACTAGATTTTTTAATCTTGGAATATTAATCCCTGTGCTCAATACAGCCATCTGACCTATCACAGTTGCTTCTCCACCCTCAGCCGTATTCAAATATAACCTAATTTGTTCTCTGACTTTTGGTTTAGTTGAACCACTCATAAAGAAAACATTTTGTTCTTTCATCATTTCAAAATCAGATTTTAATTTGGTAGTTAATTTAATACCTGTTAAAGTTTTAAATGTTGCTTCACCATGTTCAGTCGTATTATATAATGCAACTGTAACTCCCTTTAATTTGCCGATTAATTTCTTAACAAATTGTTGTCTTGCATAACTTTCTCTAATAAATGCGACTTCTTGTTGATACTTCATACCACTTCTAGTATCTACTCTTGGGTGTGTTAAAAATAAACTTGCAACTGTTGTATCTGTTAATAAATTTAAAGCCATTAATTGCTTAGCATTAATTACACGAGTTGGATAACCTAAAGCTTGTTCTAAGGCCATTGCATCAACTTTAATAATTGGCATGCTTCCAGTCATACCCAGCTTGTACTCGCAAGGTTGTTTTAAAATCTCTTGAAGAATTTCAGCCTTAGCCTGGTGAGCTTCATCAACTAATATAGCATCAAAAACAGCAACATCATTTATAATATTTTGTAATGATTGCCATGTACTAATAACTAGCGGCTGGTCTAATTTCTTACAAGTATTATCACCACCAATAAGTTTAATATCATTAATAAAATGCTCAGGTGCATTATAATCTTTAAAATCCTGAAACATTTGTGATGTTAATCCAATAGTAGGAACAACTAGAATAGTCTTAATATTATTGTCATAGAAATATCTTAGTGTCAAATAAGCGATTAGAGATTTACCTCCACCTGTTGCAACGATACTTAAGTTCTGTCTATTATTTGTTAAGTTCAAGAAAGCTTTTAGCTGATGCTTATAAGGTTTAAATGGTAACTCCGGAATAATCTTTTTCAAGAACTCCATTTTATCTGGAGTAGGTGGAATAGCTAACTCTTTGACCTCATCAAATTTAATATATTTTAACAGTTTCTGTTTAAATCCGTTAGATATTTTGAATAAATATCCACTTTTATACTTTTGCATTTCGTAAAATCTAGTTTTTCCATCCGAAGCTCCACTCTGATAGCGGGGTTCAAACTCAAATCCAGGTCTTAAAGCACTAAGCAACTCATCAATAATCTTATTATTCTTTTTATCATCAGTAAACACTAATAAATAATCTTTAGTTTCTTTTAATTCTATCATAGTTTAATTATAACACTTTAATATTAAATATAAATAAAACATAAGAGATATTATAAATGTAGATACTCTCCAACGGTCTATCTACATTTATAATCTGACCGTTGGAAGTCCTCTTATAATTAAATTTATAGGAAAATAAATGTATCACTATACATATCGTATAACAAATACACAAACAAATTATCATTATACGGGTTCAAGAAGTTGTAACTGTATTCCATCAGAAGACATAGGGCATAAATATTTTAGTTCTTCAACAAATAAATTATTTATTCAAGACCAAAAAGATAACCCTAATGATTACATATATAAAATTGTTTACATAAATGAA